GGTGCTGTCGGAATGACGAGTATGGTGTCCTTCCTGGGTTCGATGACCGTGTCGAAGACCTGGCTCTCAAGCACCGTCTGCGACTGAGAGAGGTCGTTGGAGACGGACGATTCCGGGATGAAGATGATGTCTGCCGCATTGTCGTCCTGGGCGAACAGGCTGTATGCTGCCATGAGTTCTGAAAGGGTAGCCGCGCTGTTTCCAGCCGAGTCTCCGAACTTCAACTGAGTGTCGTATGACCCTACCCGCGTGTAGGTGATGCCGTCAGCACCGACCTTCTGCGAGGTGATGTCTCCGAAGACCGTGCTTGCAAGCGATGTGCTGTTGCCCAATCCGCCCTGATACGGAAGAACCTTCGTCATGTAGACGAACTGCGAGTTGGTGTTGATGTAGTCCTTGTAGAAGATGGACTCTCCGTCCAGGTTCTTGGCATCGGATGCCTTGGAGAGGAGTTCAAACCGCTCAAGGATGGAACCCTTAGTACCGAACTTTCCACCCGCATCGACAACTGCGATGCTGATCTCGTCGTTCGATCCTCCCTGCGACAGGGCATAGGACGAAGTGGCAGGGATGCTTCCGAACAACTTGGACGAGGAGAACGGCTCTCCGCTGGATGTAGTCGTGGAAGATGAGTCGCTGCGAACGCCAAACTGCACGATTCCGAACTTGAGGTTGTTCCTGACCCCCGTGATGCCACCCGTGACATCGAAGGTGATTCCGACCGTCTCGATGTTGGACGAGTCCTGGTCAATCCTGCGCTTGTAGGATCTGCCTCCGGTGATACCGATCAACTGCGCCCAACCCTTGACGGTTCCCGATGGAGCAGAACCGATGAGTTCCTCTCCCGCCCGCGACCAGTTGATCACATAGTTCTCGAAGTTGCTTGTCTGGACCGACTGAGGACTAGATGGCTCCACGAACAGCGGCTGGAAGTTGGAGGGAAGACCGCTTTCCGACACGACCTCTACGCGGCTGATGGTGAATGCCGTGTTGCCTGGATCGGGAGATCCCGTGCGGAACCTGGTTCCCATGTTGGAGTAGTCTCCGTTCAGGAACAGGATGTCTACGAAGTTGCTGTTAGTGGTATTCAAGCGGCAGAAGATGTTGCCAGGAATACCGTAGTGGTAGAATGGATTGAACCTGTGGTCTCCGTCGCCAGGAGCGAACCTTTCGGCTGCGTAGTAGTTGGCTGCGTTGCCATCGGGATTCGACCCAGTTCCCGTCAAGGTGAAGTTTTGAGCCGTGGTTCCACGGGCATACAAGATGTTGAACTTGTTGATGTCCTGATTGACGGTCGAGATGAACTCGGTCGCTGCGACCTTGGGCTGAACCGTGACTGTGAACCAAGGAATGCTCTCGAACGAGACACCAGCCGAGGACTGCTGCGCACCGCTTCCGCGATCCGAGAAGCCCGTGTATGTCACTCCGTAGTTTCCGCTAGATACTCCCGTGATGGCTCCTGCATAACCACCAAGTAGGGTGAAATCGCTGTATGCGGGGGTGGAAACGCTGTCGGATGTTCCTCCGTCGAAGAGGACGACTCTGAGCGAGTTTCCGAATGTGCCAGGATACCTTGCCTTGAAGTATGCCTTCGTCTCGATCCCGTCTCCTGCCGAGAATCCACCAAGAGTCCTGAACTGGTCGATGTTGCGGATGGTCCGCTGATCAACGCTGCCGATCCATGTCACGCCCGCATCGTCCGATGTGGCATTGACCTCTCCAGCCTTGATGGCACGGATGACCTTCAGAGGCGAGGAGTAGCGGAGGAAGTTTGCCGCAGCGTTGAAGTCCTGGTTTCCATCGACGGCGGATGCATCGCTTGTCGGCTTTCCGAAGATGGTCGCAAGGTTGCTTTCCGTGCTGATGTTGGTGGCAACCAGACCTGGTCCCCAGTTGAAGATTCCGACCATGCCGCCAACATTGAGTCCCTCGGGGACGATGAACTGCGAGAGGTCGATCTCTGAAACATTTACTCCAGGACTGAGTTGCGTTGGAATGGGATTAGCCATTTTCTCTCCTTAGATGATCTCGGTGAAGGTGCTGTCTGTCCTGGTCGCGATGAAGTTCAACTGGATGAAGTTGATGCTTCGGTTGGGCTTGATGAAGATGTCTGCGACGAACTGGTTGTTGTCGATGACCTGACCTGTGTTGTTGGTCTCGTCGCACACGACCTTGAAGTCGGTGATGCCGCGCTGCGCCTGTATGCTCCTGAGGTAGGGGATGACCAGGTTGCGGAACTGAGACCTAGTGAACTCGTCGTTGAACTCGAAGAGGCTGAACTTCGCTGCGGTGGAGATAGCCCTCTCCACCGTGATGAAGAGCCTACGGACATTGATTCGGTCGAACGCGGACGGCTTCTTGAGAAGGGTCTTGTCTCCGTAGAGAAGGGTTCCCTCTCCGCTGAATGTAGCCACGGGATTGACACCCGCCGAGTAGAGGATGTCACGCGCAGCCTGATCGGGGTTGAACGCCAGTTTCACGACATTCTTCAGCGATCCACGGTTCGGTCCCGCTGGGGAGAACCAAGGCTGAGACGTGAACTCGCTCCTTGCGGCAAGACCAGCCGTGTCGGAGTTCAGAGGGATGTATCGGAACAAGTCGTTGTACTTGTCGTAGACATACTTCCATCCGCTGTCCATGAAGACATAGGACGAGTTGATGTTGTAGGCATTGCGGGTCGCCACGACATTGTTCGTGGCTGTGATCTGAGACTTGTTGAGGACATCGCTGAGTTTTGGCGAGATGAAGACAACGCAGTCCTTGCGGGCATCAGCCATGTCCCTGAGCAACTTGACGATGGTCTCAGCCTGTGAGTCGCCGCCAGCGCGTCCTGCCACGATGAGCGACACATCGATGTTCTCGCGGTCAGCCAACTTGGAGTAGCCGTTGGTGTAGATCCTGCTGCTGGCATTTGTTCCTGCGGTAGCACCACCGAGGCTGTAGCGGATGACCTTGGCGAATCCACCTGAGACATCGCTGAACGAAGTGCCTAGAGGCTGCTCTGAGGCTGCTCCCCAGATGCTCTTGATGTTTCCACCCCAGATGTATGTCGAGTCGTTGTTGATCGTGCTCGTCACATAGTTTGGCTGGTTGTTGTTGTCCTTGCTGTCGAAAGCCTTGGACACCGACTGATATGTCTCGAGAACGGAGTTCTTGGTTCCCGTGAAAAGACCGTCCTCGTCGATGACCGCGATATTCAGTTCGTCGTTCGCTCCACCGGCATTGGTTGCCTGTGTGCTGGTGTCTGCGGCAAGCGAGAAGAGATCCGCATACTTGCTGCGGTATGTGATGACGGTTCCGTTGGGAATGGTGCTTGCCACCGTGCTCTTGAGGGTGGCAGTCAGACCAGTGGCAGCGTCGATGAGGAAGACCTGCGAGAAGTTCTGCGTCTGGAATATGAGTTTGTCGTTCTCCTCGACCGTTCCGCCGATTGCCGTGGTGAAGGTGATGGTGTTCGTTCCAGACGAGGCGGTGGCTCCGAGAGTCAGGCTAGCCTGTCCGTCTCCGTCCAGAACCACGACCTTGAGGGAGTTTCCGATGACACCTGGGCAGCGGGCATAGAAGGGAAGGGTCAAGCCCGATCCAGCAGCGAAGAAATCATCGTCGTTGAGGTAGATCTGACCAGTCGCTCCGCTGGAGTTTGCCGTTGTCTCGTCGCTTCCGACGACGCGGACGATCTTGAGGTTTCTCCCATATTGGAGGAAGTTAGCCGCAGAATGGAAGTCGATGCCGTCATCCGTGCGAGTAGGCTTTCCGAAAACCCTTACGAGATCGTCTTCGGAAGTGACGGTGACGACCTTTTCGGCTGGTCCCCACTGAAACACGCCAGCAAAGCCACCTGTGGTGGTCGAGAGGTTTGGAACCACCGTGGTGAGGTCGATTTCCGAAAAGTTCACACCAGGACTAAGTTGTACGGGCAGTCTGCTCATTTGTTTCTCCCAATGAATCTACTCTCGTATGTATCATTTTGAGTATTTGCTCAGTACCACCCACCCGCGCCATGATTCATGCGGTCTTCCCAGAACTTCTCCGCGTTTTCCTTGTGCCAGACCGCACCGTCCTCGAATGCCGTGGTGGAAATCTCGTCATCCACCCCGTCCTCGACGAACCCAAACGGAAGCATCTCCTCCTCTATCTTCTCTATCTGCTCCTTGTAGATGTCCTTCTTGATGTCCATGTTGGTGACATCCTTGAAGTAGGGCTGAGTGGACATCCACCCGAAGAGAACCAGTGTCATCACAAGGTCGTCGTTGTAGCCAGCCTCAGCCTCGAACGAGTTTCTCTTGGACACATAAGAGTAGAGTTCCTTGATTGTGTCGAAGTCCTCCACGATCAGGCTGTTTCCCTCCAGCAGGGTCTTGAGGACGGAGCATCCAAGACGCTTGACCACCTCGGATGTACGGACTCCGAACTGCTTGGTTCCTACTCCGAACCCGCCGTCCATGACCTGACCCTTCCTTCCCCTGTGGGTGCATTTCAGGAGGTTCTCGTATTCCAGTTCCGAGTGGATGGCATCAGCCACCTGTCCTCCCATGTCGTTTATCTCGACCAGCACATGCGCATTGTTGTACTGCCTTGCTGCCATGTGGATGACATTCGGGAAGATCAGGGGGGATATCTTGTTGTTGCGGAAGGTGGCAACCACCTTGTAGGGTGTGCTGGTGATGTCGAACACGCTGAAGGCAGAGTAGTCCTGCTCCGTTCCATGCGAGACATCCACCGCCATGGCATAGATGTGCTTTGGTTCAGCCTTCTCGTACACCTTGAACCCCTCTCCGTTCTCGAATACGGGGTTCTTGTACGCCAGCGTCTTCAACTTGGCTGGCGATATGAGGGTGTGGATGGAGCCTAGGAACTCGCAGTTGTGCTCGGTGTTGAACTGCTCAAGAGAGGTGTTGGCAATCGTCTCTTCCATCCACTTCTCGTCGCGACCAGGAACATCAGACCAGTGGACTTCTATCGGGATGTATGTGTTCCTCTTGTTCGTGGCATCCGTCCACATCTTGTAGAACATGTTCATGCCGTGGGGAGTGGACACCACGATCATCTTGGTGTCCTTGCCGGACGAAATGGTCGGATAGACCGAGGAGAAGAACTCTTCAGCCACATTGTCGGGGACATAGGCAAACTCGTCCAGTAGGATGGCATTCAGGGACATACCACGGACAGCCGATGACGAGGTCGCTGAAGCGATGACGCGAGACCCGTTCTCAAGTTGGATCGACCCCTTGTTCCACTCCGTGATTCCCTGCTGAAGCCACCTTGGAAGATACTCGTATGCCAGTTTCAGCCTGGCAAGAAGTTCCCTTGCCGTGCTCATCTTGTTGGCAAGGATAGCCACATTCATGCTCTGGTTGAACAGGATGTAGTGCAGGAGATAGGCAGTCACCGTGGTTGACTTGCCAGCCTGTCGCGGCAACTTGGCAATGACGAACCTGTTCTCGTGGATCGTCCGCACTATCTCTTCCTGGTAGTCGTAGAGGTCGAAGGGAACGAGACCCTTGTCTAGCGACACAATCTTGATGTATTTCTGCACGAAGTAGATGGGATCCCTGGCACATCGTGCGTATTCCGCCACCTGCTCCTGAGTCCAGTTTATCTTGACCCCAGGAGCCTTGAGGTTCTGGTTTCCCATGTACCAGCCTTCTGTCTTTGCTTCAGGCATCTTCGCCATCCTTCACTTCCGATTGGTCTATGATCTGCCGCGCTTCGTCCATGGCTTTGGAGAAACTGCGCTTTGGGTTTATGAGTTCCTGAAGATCCTTCGTGGAACCAAGGAACAAGGCATTGTTTATGTTCGTCTCGCCCTTGCTTTGGTACTTTTCCTGCTTGATGGTCTTCATGCGCTGATGCAGTTCGACCAAGTCCTTGTTGGTCTCCGCTACTGCCTTTATCATCTGCGCGACCACTTCGTAAGCCCGTGGTTCCTCGACCTCGGTTGCCACCTTCAAGGCTCCGTCCACAGCCATGAACCCAAGGCTGATGAGTTCCCGAAGGTTCTCCCTTGCCTTCTGGAAGTCCTTGTCTGCCTCGTCCATGTCCGTCTTGACGGCAAGCGGCTGACCATCCTTCCTTGCCAAAGGGGCTTCATCTGGCTGTATGTTGAGTATCTCCGAGAGGCTGTCGTCCATCTTTCCCATGCTCATCGCCTTTCATCATGTGTTGCCCACCAGGTACACCCTGATTATCTCCTTGTAAGAGAAACCCGTAGCCCCGTCGAATGTAGCCCCATCGGAGAATGTCACCCCGAGGAAGTTAGTCTGCGTTATCCCCACCGTGTAGTTGGTCAGGAAGCCGTCAAGAGTCTTTTCGTTGATCGTCATGGTTCGCTCATCAGTTCTTGGAATGTGAGGCGAACCTCGCGGATGATTCCCGAAGTCCTGATTCTGCCGAAGACGAATGACTTGGCTGTGAAACTGAGGGTGTGGGTGACCATCCTGCGGGTCATCAGGTCTCCCTCATATTCCTCCGTGGCATTCACCGAGTTCAATATGATCGGCACATCGATCTTCTTGTCCAGTTCCGTGAAGTTCATCGTGATGGTGAAGTCGGGGGTGAAGTTGGGCAGTATCTGCTCGACTATCTGATGACCGTCCTCGATGTTCCTAGTCATGATGTTCAGGGTGAACTGGATGTTGTAGGGAACCTGATGGTAGGTGTTGGACAGCGTCTGATCCAGTTCGTCCTTCGGGGAAGTGGTCTTGTTGAGGGTGTTCAGTTTCCTTCCGCCGTCATACTGCATTCCCGTTATCTCGAAGCCGATCCTAGGAAGGATGTTCTCTACCGTGTCCCTGTCGCCAGCCTCGTCAAGTTCGATGACCCTTCTGTAGAACTTCTCCTTGGGACCATACGAGATGGGAACCTTGATCCTCTTCTTGCTGCTGTCGGGATACTCATGCTCCACGAACACCTCGTCGAAGAGGGATCCGAATGCGACCACCAGTTTCCGTATGCTACCGTTGTAGAAGTAGTCGAACACGGATCACCACCTTCCCTCTCCGAACGGGTCTTTGTCCGTGAAGTCGATTATGTCCTTCGCGGCTCTCTCCCTTTCTATGGCATGGCTGTCGTCTGCGTTGGTGTCCAGGTACTTTTCGTCCGTGGACGCAAGGGCTGTGTATGTGGTCTGCACTCCCGACTTCCCCCCCTTCAGCGGAAGAAGGATGTCGGGTGTCCCCACCTCGTCGCTGACCTTGAGCGTCTTCTCCTGCTGCTTGTAGTCGATGACGGTCGCCTTGTATGTGCTGCTGGAGAATGCAGCACCCTGATAGATGGTCTCGCCTTCCTGGAAGGTGACTCCTGCTGACAGCGTGAACGACCTGATCGGCTTCACCAGGTTGGTCTCTATGGCATCCACTTCCACGATCTCCGTGTCCAGTTTCTCCGCGTTGTAGCGGAACCTCTCGCAGTAGAGTTCATATGCAAAGAACGAGTTCCTGTTGTTGACATACTTGATCTCAAACAGACCCCCGTAGTCGGGAAAGTAGACCAGGTCTCCTTCCTGAGGGATGGTGTCCGTCCCGTACTTCGCGCTTTCCTCGGTGAACCTGCTCTTTGCCACCATGAGGTTCAATGAGTCCTGCAAGTTGATTCCGAACTTGTCTATCACCCTGCCTAGAGACTCGTAGAACTCGTAGTTGCTGACGAACATCTCTATCTGAAAACTCTTCTCGAACTTGGATATGGTGTCCTCTCCGAAGAGAGCGTCCAAGTTCTGAAACTTCCTGAAGATGTAGTGGACATCGAAGCCGAAGATCTGTATCTGCTCCTTGACCAGTTGCTCCAGAAGGTTTGAGTCCCTGAACGAGACCTTGAAGTAGGGGTTTCTTGCCATTTAGCCCACCATGAAATCCACGGGCAGTTCGTACTTGGATTGAACCGTGTCCTCTATCTTGTTGATCTCGTCCACGGCTTCGCTGTAGATGAGAGCGGCATCGAACTTCATCCCGCCAGGCAAGGGGATGTCCTTGAACTTGATGAGGTTCGATGCCCACTGCCGCTTGATGAGTGCGGTAACATACTTCTTGAGGAGGCGGTCGTTGTATATCTCTGGGAATGTGTCGGCATTCAGGGCAACATACGACTCTACGAGTATCTTGTCTCCCACATCGAATGTCTTCGTCCAGTCGGTTCCCAACTTGATGCGGTTGGTCACTCGGCTGAACTCTACCTGCTTCTCGGGATTGAGGAACAACTGAAGCATGTTGAGATACTGCTTCGTGCTGTCGTAGTAGTTCAGGTTGGACGATCCAGTGAGGAAGCCGTTGAAGTAGTCGTTGAGCATCAACTGATACTGAACGCTGAACATCCCGCTCTGCACAGCCTGATCGACCACGAAGACCTTCTGTATGCTCACTATCTCCGCTCCAGTCGAACCCGTGGGGATGCTGGCTGTGGAGATGTACTTGTTGTCGATGTCCTGCTGAGTTATGGTGTAGGGAAGGTATGCCTTCTCTATTCCGTCGAAGTGGTACTGAGAGAAGAACTGCAAGGCATCGTCTATGCGATCCTCGACCTGAGCGTCATCCACGTTGATTTCGATGACGGGAAACCCTAGCCTTCTGAGGGCATAGTCCTTGAGTTGTTCCCTTGATCCGATGGACATGGTTGCCTCCTTTCATTCCGAAGATTCTCAAAGTATCTAGCGTCGTTCTCTCTTTGGCTCCTGCACATCCTCAGTTCAGCGAGGCGATGCGCCAAATCATCGATGCCAGAGCAAGGAACTGGTAGACCCCTCTGCACATGTCCATCGGAGATGTAGTGGCGGCTGGTGTCGTAATAGTGAACCAGTTCTCCGGCATGGGGATAGTGAGGATTCACCATCAGTATGTCTGTAATGTGAAACTGCTCTCCTTGGAAGAAAACAACATCGCCGGATCTGTTGAACACCACGCTCATGCCACTTCGTTCGAGCCTCCATCGTTGGTTCCAAGGTATTCTCCCGTCTTCTTTGCGTATGTCAGGAATCTGGAGATCTTCGCTGAGGACTTGCTTCCTGCTGTTTTCAGGCTCGCCGTGAGAGAGTCGAACGCCTCCTTGTTCTTGGACTGATATTCCAGCAGGTCCAACCTGAGATTGCTCATTTCGGTCGGGCTGATGTTTCTTGTTATGCCCATTCCATCAACGAAGGAATACGATGCCTGAGATATTCCCTGCGTGATCAGATAGCCGTTCTCCATGATGTAGGACATCATAAGTCTGTTCGTTGGGTCTATGAACAGAGCGGTATAGGCATTTGCTCCTCCGTAGCAGTTGCCCGCTCCACCCGAAAACAGTCTTCGGTATGGATTCTGACCAAACTGGCTGGCTAGAGGGCTGCCGCTGGAACCACGGTTCCCCGAAGCCCCCTCGATCATTACGAACTGCAAGAACCCATATTCATAGATCGAATCATTGGTGTAGTTCTTCACTATCGTGTCAAGAGACGGGTTGTTGTCGTACACACCATGCAAGGCAAAGCAATGGTCGTATCCCCACGGTCCAGTGTATCCCGTTCCTCCCACGGGGTAAAACTGACGAACTATTGCACCGTAGTTGGTCGAGAATCCAGTGGCATCCGAAAGCCCAGTTGCTCCGTCTATCCCCAAGGCATATCTCACCACATCGGATACGCCAAGTTCAGTGGAATCCAGAAACGTAGATCCTGGAACGCTCTGACTCGTTATGCGCCTCGCGTATGAACGGATGTAATCCGTGCTCTCCGCAAAGAAGTTGGAACTGCCAGATACGCCGTCAAAGTGCATGATCACAGCCGTCTCGGAACTTATGGTGAACCCGCTGACCGTGGAACCAGCCAGAGTTCCGCCTCCGAACGGAAGGAATCCATATCCACCTGTCCCGAAAACTCCAGCGGTTCCGGTTGATTCCAGCAACCTGAAGTTGTCGATGTAGCCATCGAACGATTCCGTTCCTGCTGGATTGTTTCCGAGGAACAATCCGCCATTTCCACGGGTTTCGGGGAAAGACCCCGCCGTGACGCTGACGAGGAACTTGTTTGCGTGATTGAAGTATCCCGACATCGCATAGCACACGCCAGCCCCGTTCCTCACTAGAGCCACGGCTATATGATGCCATTGGTTGACGGTCAAGCCAGCGGTGTTGACGATGTTTTCGGTTTTGTCGTATCCGGCAGTGGTTCCATAGGTCTGCCAGGCAAACTGAAGTTGACCAGCAGAACTGTCGAACGAAATCTTCCAGTTTGCCGATGCTCCAGTCGGTCCCTTCTGAACAAGGGTGAAGTTGTTGGCGGTGGATGTCGGATAGAAGTACATCTCCACGGCGTAGGAGAATGTTCCTCCCTTGGCAATGTCGTTGTGCGGAGCGGTAGCACCGCCGGTTTGATTCCTCTTGCTGAGGTTTGTTATGTGGATGAAGCCGCCCGTGTATCCCGTCAGGCTACGGGTGAACTTGCAGGATCCACTTCCGCAGATGAAAACCGAATTGTCGTGCTTCGGTCTGGTCGTTGGATCCTGCTGATTGAACACGGGAACAGCCTTGGTGATGTCCTGAATCACCCTGGTGTTTCGGTTTATCGTTTGCTGTGGATTCTCCATGAACAGCGTTACCTCAACCCGTGGATCATATGTCGATGAGTCGGAAAACTTGAACGATTCCTCTCCTGTGGTCAAAGGAGTGAATGAACCATCGAGGGTTTCGGTGAGGACTGTGTCGGGTGGAAGAAGGCTTTCTTCCACCAGCCCGAATGCTCCGGGCATGGAATAAAGAGCGGGAGAACCCAGAAAGGTTGACTCGGAAGGGTACGTTTCTGGCGAAACAGACAGGATTTTCCCGTCCGAATCGAATGTGCATATCTTGTATCCCATTGATGGTTCCTCAGATCAGCGAATTCAGTACGTTGGACAGATTGAAGTTCAAGTATGCAGAGAATGACCCGGTGAATGTCCTAGCACCGCTGAAATCCTCGGGTGGGTATAGCCATGTTGGTGGCTTTACCGAGGTATAGCAATCCCTGTTCTGCGTGAGCAGGAGTGTCAGTGTAGATGTATCCGGAGCGGTATTTGGAAATGCCGATGCTGGACCGCCACCACCTGAAATGAGAGCGTTCCAATCGGTCGAATGGCTTCTTGGAACAAACCTGTAACTGGCTGGTGCGTCCTCGAAGAGATTGAATGCTCCGTTCACTGGATTGAGTGGACTGTATACCGCCAACCCACCCCCGCCTCCGCTTATCTGAGACCACATGAACGATATTGGATTATTGTTGAGCAATGATCCGCTCAGACCAGAAATCGCAGATCTGCTCGACAGTGATGTGCTGTTGTTGGAGCAGAAGGAGTTTTTCTCGCTATGGAAATGAGTCGGTACTCTCTGTGCGGCTGGATCGAAGTTAGCCCATACGACAGTCATGCTGTCGAAGTTGGTCGGATCGAATGTCGAGCATCTGGAAACCAGCACACCTGTCAAGACGGGGAATACTGAAGCGCATCTAGTCACCAGCAAGGAAGAGGACGCTGCTGCGGAGAAGTTCTGATCGGACACCGAAGCCACGGATGAATCCAGACGCATCCGCGAACTTCCTAGACAGACGAAACCACGGAGAGCAGCATACGAGCAACAGTTGCTGGACACCATGGTCGATGTGTTTCTTGACGCAAACGAGGTCAATCTCGTAAAGACCGCCACCGACGAGTTGCAGATAATGGTGGATGATTCGGATGCCACATATGCGCTTCCTGTGGCTAGATGCAAATCCTCTATGCTGTATTCATAGGTGGTTGGACCGTCACCGTTTCCGATTACTGGTCCATCGCCGTCTCCACCCGGATCTACAGTGACGGGGTCGTTGCCGACATCATCTCCGGTTCCTTGATTCGGATTACCGCCCCCTCCTTCAAAAACCGTTATGGGAGGAATTGATGACATTCGTGTTCTCCTTCGGTGGCGTTACTGTTGCAGAGCATTTGATCCCTCTAGAGTTCCGGCTTTGACCGCAATTGTGAGATTCTTGTCTCTCGGATCCCAATCCCACACCGTTCCCTTGATCCTACCATCGGGAGTGTCGAATGTCTGTCCTGGAACAAAAGAGTTGAAGGACAAGGTGGAACCTGCTTCTATCAACCTTATCCTGACCAAGGATTGTCCGACAAACGAGGTGAAGCATCTTTCGGCTACCATTGTCGAAGTGTTGATGGATGCAAAACCCGATTCAGCCATTCCCGTACAGACACTTCCGATGGTCTTCACCACTGAACCCTTGTTAGCCACCACTCCATAGGAACAGTTGGATGCCACAAGAGTACCGAGCAAAACATTAGCCCCAGAGTCCGCGTAGAAACCAACGTGGAAGTCCTTGACACCGACACTGTACAAAAGACCATCGACGAAACCATCTGGCTCATTTGCCACCGAAAATCCCAAGTCTCCACCAGAGCAGTATATCGCGCACTTGTTGCTGTAGCCTTCGTGGGCTGTGCCTATCAACTTCCAGTGAGACGGCATTCCCCTTCCGTCGAAGAAGATGTTGCTGATGTTCCGCAATCCACCAGATCCGATTCGTAGTATGTTTCCGAAACGCCTGAAGACGGTAGGTATCAGGGTCACGGTGATCATATTGGTATTCACCGTTCCCCAAGAAGCGGAAGCACCTGCCCCACAGACTCCGTTTACCATGACATGTTCATGGTAGTGAGGTCCGTACTTGTGGGGATCGTTCAAGAAGGTGTTTGCAGCGCCGGTGGCAGAATACCAACCGGTGTACTCGTTGTTGTCCGTGTAGAATATCCACTTGAACTCTGCCGTCTTCCCGCTTAGGGACGAGTTCGGAAACGAAGCACCCGAGAAGTTGCTGGTCGCTCCAGATGGAATCCCGCTCTTCAGTGGAGTTCCATAGTATCCCACGGGTACACTGCTCATGTAGTGACCCTTGATCCATGAACCGTTGTATGTGGCAACCTGCTGCAACCAAGCATTGTTCTGTAGTTCATTCAAGTCCGATGGTCCAGTGTACGAACCAGAGATGAAAGATACCCCCGTCTGAGCATTTCCGTAAAATCTGCCCCACTTGTCGGACGATCCGTTGGGTATGCTGAACCAGTCATCGCGTATGGTTGACGATACCGACAGAAGTCCAAATGAAACGCCGGACAGAGAGTGCGCTCCCAAGATCGATCCTTGGCGGGCAATGTTGTTTCTTGGGGTTGTGGGATACGCCGCGTAGTGGTTCGTCGGGTTGTATTCGTCGGTGAACTTTAGGTCGTAGTCTTGGACGATCACGCCAGTGCCGACCTGGCTGTTGTTTATGCCGTTGGAGGCGGTTATGGTTTCGTACTGGGTACTGGTGCTGTACCTGACGCACGACATCGTGATTCCGTGCTTTACGCCAGAATAGTACTTGGCATATCCGGGTGCGGTAAATCCGGTGGTGATGTAGTCCTGAACGTACTGAAGAATGAGTACTTCCGGTCTTGCCCCAACGAAAGCAACGCGATTTCCCTGATCGTGGTTCATCTCAATCGGCTCTTCCAGATCGTAGATGCCGCCAGCAAAGTTCACCGTCACGAATCCACTGTCGGTTATCTGCTTGTCGGACAACCACTGCATTGCCCGCTTTGGGGTTCGGAAGGGAGAACCTTCTTCGGTTCCCGTGTTGAGAACATCATCGCCGGTTGGACTGACATACAGCGAAACCTTGGTGGTTATCGCCACCCTGATTCCGGTTTCTGCCGATACCCTATGTGCCGAAAACTGAGACATTTACTCTCCCTTTAGACTGCGGTTCCGCCGCCATACACGACTATGTTCAGATACTGGAAGTTGTCGCTGTGGGTAGCACCGATTATGTCGTAGACCTGAACTCCGAAGGTAAGTCCTCCGTAGTTGTAGGAGTTTGCGACAAACATCTGCGTTAGTCCGGACCCAGACTTGGCGACAGTAGCCTCGACTATGTATTTCGTCTGATCGGCTGTGCCAAGATCGAACAGTAGGTCATGACTGAAGATGTAGTTGCCTTTCGACGCATAGGAAACACCCCACGCACCGTATCCTGCGTCGATTGTGCATCCCGCTCCCGGTGTGGATCTCGCCCATCTCTTGGCTGTGTTCTTGGCTACTACCACCCCGCCGCCAGAAGGACCGAGTTTGTACAACTTGGCATACGAATCCTTCCTCGTCTTGATGATCCAGTAGACCACGACATGCTGAGGAACATTGTTGTGCGGCGAGTTGCCTCCGGCGTTTCCAATCGACGCTGTCACATTGGGGGTAAGGTTGTTCGTGCTTACCGAAATGGTTCCAGTCACCGAATGCGAATGCGAACCAGCATTTGGCAACGCGCTAGAACTGCCTCCAACGGTTCTAACAACGCTGTCTGGTCCACCTAGGTCAAGGTCTATGTTTGTTTCATTGAACAAAGAGTGGTTGTGTGCTCCAGCGACACTTGTCGTTAGGTTGTGGCTTACGGAAACATTGCCAGTAAGCGATGCGCTCACGGAAATCGGATGACCGTGTATCGGCAGTTCGTTTACTTGCAGTGAATGACGTTCCTCACCACCAAGAAGTCCTATGGTGTACGATCCAAAAGCCGAGTTTTCTTGACCGGTCAATCCTCTGGAAGACCCGATGAGGAATCTTGCCCGCATGTCTGGCTTCTTGAGCCTAACTTTTGGATTGACCGCGCTGCTAACGCTGTAGAACGTACTTGTCTGAGACCCGTTCTCCAGGTAGATTCTTCCCTGGTCGCCAAGAACGAGTTGACTGTTGTGATAGGTTCCGTTGACCAGCAATGGGTCCACCAAGACTTCCGCCGTCAGGTTGTTTCCGGTCACGGCGACCGACAAAAAGGTACACCTGAACTCGCTGTTCAGTCCTGCCTTTGATACGAAGAAATACGATCCAATGAGTTGGTTGTCCGGTATGATCGTTCCATTTGTTTTGGTCATGGTGATCTGCTGGGTAAACCCGTAGATCGATCCACTGTTCAGCGATGCATGAAGATCGGAATAACTTGAGATCGGCAGCAAACCACCATCGCAGATGTCCCATCCAGCAGGAACATCTCCTGTGTTTCCAGCAAAGGCTATCACCGAACCAACGGGCTGTATGTCGCTGAGATCAACCGTGGAGTCTCCGCTGATCCTGGTCGATTGACCGTTCACGACGATACCATCTACAGTTCCAAGTGTGGGAGATGTGTCGTCCGTGGTTCCTGTCGTGATGATGACGGGCTTGATGACGCTAGCGGGATTGCTTGGCGCAGTAGTGGTCAACTTGCCCTTCTGTGTGTCGGACAGGTAGAATATCTGCGCTCCCGTGGATCCCGCGATAGTTGACATCAGGCTATCGGGAAGAGAGATCTCACCCGAATAGACCACGGTCACATCGTTGGATGTTATGGACTCGATGACACCAACGAATGCAGCGTTTGCCTCGCTGTTAGCCTGTGCAAGCAGATACTTGTCGTCCTGTGGATCATAGCGGATGACATCGCCAACGGCAAAGACATCAGCCGTGACTCCTGCCATGTCTATCTTATTGCGCACGGAGCGGACATCCGCTAGTGCTACTGGATCGAATGCGCTAGTTCCCATTTATGCTCCTCAGAGTTCCGATTCCACTTCGTAGTTGACTTCCATGCTTCCTGCGCTCTTGGTTGCCTTGAATCCCTTGCTGGATTGAGTTATGGCTCCGCTCCATGAAGGAAGACCCTTGATCGTAACCTGAGATGTGGATGCATCCCGTATCTCAACCGGATATCTGACTACAATGGTTCCTCCATCGACAGGAATGGAGTCGGCATTGCTTGCATTCGCGCCTCCGTTGACGATGTTCCTGAACGGAGATGCTGCGTTAGTCGTCTGATAGTAGCGAAGGCAACGCTCGTAGTCCGTCTGAGGGTCGTTGAGTTCAAACGGAGAAGCAGCCTGTCCCTGCTCAAGTTGCACCTGAGAGATGTATATGCTGTAGGACGGGGCGTTCGCTATGTTCGGGTTGATTTCCTCAGCCACATCCGTTCCTACCCTAGTGGATCCACCACGGAGGAAGAACCTGATTTCGGGACCATCCGTCCCCGAAGCACCGACAAGACCGAACTTGCTGTCGGGAAGGGCAAAGGTGTGCGTGAACTTAGCCCATTGGGTTGGTAGGCTGACCACGAAACCCTTTTCCTTCTGTGAGTTTGGCTCTATTCCCGTCACCGCGTAGTCTGGTGCGGTTCCTCCACCGAAGTCCCTTCGGAAGGACACGCCTAGTTTGGCATTTGCCACGGTAGCCTTTGCATAGAAGGAGATCGTGGCATATCCGCTTGGAAGGTTCTCTATTCCCTCTACCCGCTGATAGAGATATGTCTCCGATCCAGATGTGTGTCCACCCGTTCCGATTGCAAACTCTAGGGCATGACGGGAATAGACATTGGAATCCGAAAACTCCCCAAGCATGAGGGGATACCTGTTCACGGAGACATTCAGCCTGTCGGCGGTTGTTCCACCCGTGTTCACCATCTTCCACCTGTCGGCGGTGTAACGGTCTGGCTCGCTCACGGGGTTTCTGAACGGGAATGTGGTTCCCCTCTGCCAGAAGTCGAAGTTTCCGTTTATCAACTTGTTCTTGAAGCCTGAGTCGAACTCCGGAATCTCTATGCTGGAGCCGCTTCCGACATTGCTCGTCATGACGAGACCGACATAGTTCTGCACGATTCCGCTCGTAGGAGTGACCGCGACGAGCATCGGCTTCCTGACGGTGTTGACCGTGGAGGGCGGCGTGGTTACGAGCGTTCCTTCCTCCGTGCCGAGGAAGTAGACCGATCCTGGAGTCATCGGGGCATACGGTGCTGCCCCCAGTTCGATGTATCCTGAGATGGTCATCAACGAGGCAGCGGAGTTTCCTCCGTAGTTGGTCTTGGAGATGATTCCAAGAGCCTCTGCCAACTCGCTTGTGCTGGCTGATGCCTTGACGTAGGAACCAAAAGGTCTGTCCGATGCCGTGAGACCTTCCTCGAATCTGACTGCATCACCCACCGAAAAGAAGTTGGGTGGGTGCTTGACCACTACCGTGGATGCGTTCAGTCTTGAGAACAGGGAGTCTATGTCCACTATCTTGTTGCCGACATAGTTCATCACCATCGCCTGTGTTGCGCCGAGCGCATAGAGGATGGGCTTCCTGACGAATCCGGTGGTGGTCGGTGCGTTCTTGGTGATCTTGCCCGCCTCTGACTCGGAGAGGAAGTAGAACTCTCCCGTCCCTAGGGACGATGCTCCGTCCGAAGAAGCGATGGCGTTTGCAAAGTTTCCGCTGACATAGCCAAGCATGTTGACATCCACGAAGTTCTGCGTGGTGTTCAGGTTGACGGCAATGCCCATGGATTCGGCATTGAAGACCGTGTTAGCCTGAGCCTTGGTGATTCCTCCGGTGGTCGCATCGTGCCTGATGACCATTCCGAATGTAAGACCGATGCCAGTGATACCACCTGCGGGAACCGAGAAACGCCTGACCAGTGATCCGTTGATGAGTCTGGTGGAACCATCGCTTCCGATGGAGATGTTTTCGTATGTGGTTCCTGCAAAGTTGCTTTCGACCGAGATGGTAGAGCCGGAATGCGTCGATGTCAGGCTACTCGCAGACGCGCTTCCGTCTCCACCGAAGAAGAACTTGTTGTCCTTGGAGTAGAACTTTGCTGCTCCCGTGAACGCTATGGGATCGCTGATTCTCCATGCTGGGAATGTCTTGCCGTCATCGAATGCCTTCCACAGGAAGTATTTGTCTCCGCAAGCGCCAGCGATTATGATGCCACCGCCACCTGCGTTGCTGATTACGGTGTCCGATGTTCCACCGGTGGCTCCGCTGGAACCGACAGCACCCAGAACCAGGTTGTAGTCGTCGATTGTGACCAGATTGCTGTTGACCGTGGTCACGGTTCCGTTGAATGTGATGTTTCCGGTGAATGTATGGTTTCCTGGAACGATCTCCTCCAGGAATGCCACTGCCACTCCGTCCGTCTGCTGAATGATTCCGACTCCAGTCGCTCCCTGCAACTGGTACACCTTGATGCGGTTCAACTTGTCGATGATCTCGGTGTTGGTCAGCGTATACCACTCGTACATCGTGTCCGACAATGTCAGTTGAGGTATGATGTATGTGCTGTCTGCTGGACCTGTCGGCATCTCAGTTTCCCTCTTCCAGATCGCGGATTCTGCTCTTCAGACTATCTATCTCGTCCCTCATAGCCCGCAACTCGTCCTGAACCGTCCTGCGGAACATCAGTTCCCTCTCCTTTTCGGGATTGCTGATGATGAGTGCGCCTGATACCCTGTCGCGGGAGAACTGATGCTGTGAGTTTTTCATTGGACTGCCACCACCCTGAGATTCTTGACGACGGGAACCCGTGTCTTGTCGTTGCTGTACATGCACACCTTGACTAGGAAAACATTGAACGGATTCGAGGGAACAAGCGTATACGATGCCTCCCTGAAGTCGTATGGATTGGTCGAGTTCTTGAACTGACCGCCAGCAAAGAACTCTCCCGTAGAGTCGAGAGTCATGAGTTGATATCCCGTGTCTCCCAGTTCCCTGTTCACCTTGCTGGAATCGATGGTCTTGGCAAACACGCGAATGAATGAGTTCGGAGGGATGTTCGCGCTGAGGAACACCTTGAGTTCCGTTCCCTTGAGGTCACCGGGAATCGTGCTGTACTTGGTGATGTATCTCGCGGTGTCGTCTCCCTCCACGGAAGAGACATCCTGCTGTGCCACAGCCGTGCTGTGGGACACGCCCCGCCTTGGGCGGTTCTTGGGGTTCCTGCTGGGCTGTCCCGACACCGCAGCCTGTTCGACCGTGGTCTCGCTGCCGACGCTGTTCACGATGTATTCCACCGCGATCAGGTTCGACCTGTCCATGTCGATCATGAATGTGCCGATGGATTCGTCGGTCTTTCCGATGGTGAACTCCACGAACGCCGTGGCTGTGGTGTCGAAGTCGAAGGAATTCTTCAGGGGAATGCTGCGACCGTTGACCATCCTGTATGTCGATGACCCAAGCGTGATTTCATTGCTGATCGATATGTCCGATGGAGCGAACATGAAGATGTTCGGCTGAACTATGCTGACCTCGTTGATGCCGTCTCCCGTGATTCCGACCTGTAGGTTGAAAGGATCAGCCCTCTGGAAGTTGCAGCGATAGAGGCTGAACATGAGGTCTGTGTTGGAGTCGCCAGAGACCTCGGAGTCGTTCTGTGAACGGAACAACGCGCCCTTCTGGAAGGTCGAGGATATCCTCTCGTCCGTCTCTATGTCGGTCTCTCCGATGTTAGCCACGAACACGGTGTAGTTCTGGCTGTTGGTCGAGATCAGTATCGCATACTCGCCTGGTGCAAGGAACACTGGAGTGCTGAACTTGAAGTTCGTAGCCGCTGGCGATGCCTCGTCCACGGTCAGTTCGGATGGCTTCTTGGTGACGGTGCTGAACGGCAGTATGACCGATGTGTGCGGAAGCCCGTTGATGACTGGGCATAGTTCGACCGTGATGGGAAGTTCCGCATCTGCCGTGGCAATGTGGATGTCAACGCTCTCGGCAAAGAACCCGTTGGGGTACAGGTCTTCGTTGACCTCGAATGTCTGAGCCAGCGGATCGATCCACTGGTTGTATCTGACCGTGTTGAGGTTCTTCTTTCTGTAGAGGGGAGTTGACACTACCTTGTTGCTGTTCGGTGTCTGCTTCCTTATCTCGGGATCGCGGATGGCGACGACGCTGAGGTTCTTGCTTTCCCTGATGCCTGAGCATTGGAAGGAAGCCTCGGCAATAGTTGTGGCATTCTCGATGTCGTTCGAGGCATCATCGACGACTCGGATTATCTTCTCGCCAACCGTGAACAGACCCGCTGGAATGTTCATGTTGACGGACATCAGCGACCCATCGACCGCATTGGTCATGAACGGACCACTTGCCCCATTCATGGTGCAGTAGGCATTCATGTTCACATTGTCCATGAAGACATGAACCTGTGTGCCGGGCTTTAGGTTCACGACATCGAACTTTACCGTGTTGTCTCGGACGAATGGAACCACGCTCTTGTTGACAAGCGTGTCGGTTGCCACTTCGTTGTAGTAACCCTTCCTGCGGAAGTCGGTGCGGTAGATTCCACGCGAGGATGCCGTGTCGTCAACCTTCCTGGACACGGCATCGTTGTCGAACCACTTGTTCTCGGCAGAGTTGGACTGCTTTGCCATGCGGCTTCTTGAGAAGAAGTATGCGTTTCTCTCGCTCTCCGCGTCCGTAAGTTCGACCGACAGCCCCGTCCACAGGCTCTCCCAATCGTTCCACTGCGAACCGTGACCGCTGTACGAGTTCATCGTTCCGACGAGCCAGGCATCGTTCACGCCTCCGTCGTTGACCCTCACCACCGGTCGCCTCGACTTGTCGTACCAGAAGTCTGCGTGGGGATAGACCTTCATGCTGCCCACCCAGTTGGGAAGACCGAAGGGATTCACCCGAACAGCCTTGCTAGCCTTGGACTGAGTGACCACGGGATCGGTGTTCCGCGTGAAGACCTCGCAGAGAATGTTGTCCTTCGTCAGGGTTATGCCCTGAGCGGACGGAGCGATGAAGTCGTAGGCATGGGAATCGAACGATGGTCTGAGTTCCCCGCGCTCCACATCGATTGAGCATCGGTGGTCATCGCTCACCACATCGGCTACTGAGTGACCGACGAATGTATCGACCAGCACTGCCCTCTTGATGGCATCCTGACCGTTCGTCTTGACGATGTCCTTGGAGACCACGCTGAGTTCCACATCGGTCAGCACGGCATGCTGCTCAAGTTCGTCGATGCGGCGAGACATCGTCCCGATGTCCTTCATCGTGAACCTGTCGTTTCCGATGCTTTCAGCCTTGATGTCGGTGGGATTGAATGTATATGCCGGTACGCTCAACACGAAGAGGGTCATCGAGTCCGATGTGTCCTCGGGAACAACTGGCGAATCGCTGGCGATTCCGCCCACCCTCTGCAATGTTGTGACTTCTCCGTCAGCCGCTATGTTGCGGGAAACGACGATCTTGTCGATCCGTGGAAGATACGCATCGTGGTCGCTTGCAATGCTGGACTGAATGGGAGCGAACCCGTTTGAGTAGTTGATGAGCGGTCGGTTGTACTGGTTTGGAACCGACGATCCGGATGAACCAAGCGTGTTTCCAGAGTAGAAGCCGATTATCTTGGCGATTGGACGGTAGTCAACCGCATTCGCAAGATGCACCGAGTTCCCCGTATGCGGATCCGTGTAGACGGGGATCTGGTCGTATGAGAGTCCGAGGTAGGAGTCTCGGACGAAAGGACCATATCCGCTGTGATCGAAGTTGGTGTATGTGACCGTGAACTGGAAGGTCTTCGTCTCCTCGTAGGTGGAGAAGAAGTTCGGCTTCACAAACAGCCTGGCGAGAAGATATGCCGAATCGCGCTGACCATTGTCGAACTGAAACCTATGCGAGATGTCGTTTCCGCTGCCGTCCTGGATGGAAACTATGCGGTGGACATCAGCCTTGTTCAGGGTGAAGTACATCTCGTAGATGCCGTTCGCGCTGTTCCTTCTGATGATGCGCTTGCTCACATTGGACTGACTGGTGGTGTTCGTGATGGTCTCGGAGGTCTGCACAAGTGTCTTTGTGCGGATCTTCGATGTGTCAACGGACACCCCCTGCAAGTTGGTAGAGACTGCCTTGACCTTTCCGACAAGCCGATAGCCGCCAGGAGGCAGTTGGCTTGTGAAGACCACGAAGTCTCCGCTACCTGATATCTTCGCCCGCGCAACGCTCTGTCCCGATGGAATCTGTGCGCTTTGACCTACGATCTTGAGGATCGTGCCTGGAGCGAGGTAGTTCGCGTTCGTCGGAGGAAGAGACGGTGATTCGGAAACGACATAGTATCCGTCCTCGGAGTCCAGAACGACATCGTTTCCATCTGGCACGAAGCCCTGTCCTATGTTCGCTGCCTCGAAGCACCAGTTGTATTCGTTGCCAAGCCCCAGTTCCACCTCTGGAAACGGGTTTGCAGCGGACACCACGAATGTCCTGGACACATCGTGGACATACGAAACGCTGTCCACATTCGCAATCATGGTGGTCGGGGTGTTTCCGTTGAGCGGATAGACAAGGCTCTGGCTGGCGAAGTCATGGAACTTGGGAACTGCCGAGTTGGCGGCATCCCTAGTGATGTCCGAGAGCAACTTGGTCGATATCCGCGTGACTGGATCGATCATGTAGAGGTTGATCGGCAGACCCACCGTGGTTCCGAACTTGATGTTCTCCACCGAAGACAGGTATGCGCGGAACTGCATCGTCGCGCCTTGGGTGCTGTTCACGGTGGGATCGTCGGTGTCGAGCCTGTGGAGTATTCCGCTGAACAGGGTGTTGGCATACCCGTTCGCAAGGAACTCCTGTGCGGTGAGAGGTTGGGTTGCCCCGTAGACCTCGACCGACAGGCTTCTCTCGCCCCTCAACTGGCTTGGAAGGGAGAAGAGCGGAGCGATGTTCGTTCCCGATGCAACGGGGTTGTACTTGCCAAGGATGTAGTTGCCGAAGTAGTTCGACACGCCCATGTACTGATACTCGGTGATCGTCCTTGCCTTTGGAACCTCTATCTGCTCCTTGAAGCGGGACTCGTATTCGTGTCCGAAGACATATGCCTTGCCCGAACCGATCTCAGCAACCACTGAAGAGGCATCCGTGGAGTCCTTGAAGGTTATGTCGAACGGCTTTACGACATAGTTTCCCTTCTCGTCGTATGTCCTCTGAGCGAACAGGTTCATCAAGTCGGAATACTGCGTCTGGTCGAACTTCCGCACGACGGTTCCGTTCTGATACCTGACCAGTTCGACGAAGTCCTTCTCGGAGTCGGTCTCGACGAAAGACAAGACCATGTCCACCTTATATCGGTGAGCGCCGGGTGCGTTGTAGTTGTATGATCCGCTGGCGGGATCCTTGAGGGTGTAGTCGTCCTTCTCGGTGACTATCATGGATACGACCCTGAATCCCATCGATCCCGATGGAGCGGTGAATGTCCTCACCCCATCGACCACCGTGTAGGCTGGTTCGATCTGATCGCTTGTCCTTACGAAGAACCCGTTAGCATAGTAGATGCCTTCGCCCGTAGCCACGACACGGCATCTGCCCTTGTATGGAAGCGTCTGCGAGTCTGGGGCTGTGGTGACATTGAAGAACTTGTCTGGATTGTCCGACTCAAGCGAGGTCGATGCGGAGAACTCGGTTCCCGACATGTAACTGATGACTGCAACTACGAAGTTGTCGTCGTCTCCCGCCGGAGGCAGGAAGTCGAGAACCTTGGCTTTCGACACGACATTGCCCGAACCATCGCGCTGTATGAGGTTGAAGCCGACGATGTCCTGCTCCGCTAGGTTGAACAGAGGGACAGACGAAGACTGAGGAAGAAGCCTGACGAAGTTGAGGGTCTGCGTTGAGATGTTTCCGCCGATGATGCGGCTTCCGTCCCTGAAGATGTTGTTGCCGAACCGCTCGATCTGGTTCTGAAGGATGGTCTGCAACTGCGTCAGTTCGCGGGTCTGAACCGCGTAGCCTGGACGGAACAGCATCCTGAGGAACTTCTTGTCCTCCTCGTAGTCATCGTAGTAGGGGCGAACATTGAACAGGCTCGGATCGTAAGAGGGCATCTACATTGCTCCTAGAAACCTATGACAATCTTGAACTCTTCCGATTGTTCCTGATTTCTCTGTATTGGTCGGATATTCTCTATGTATAGCAACTCACCCGAACCCACTGAGATGTCCGGAAGCGTTATTCCCGCGATGGTGACGGTCATCTGCTGTGCGGCAGTCAGTCCGTATTCGGTGAAGGACAGCGAATCTGTGGTGTTGAACTTGCCCCTGACATTGTTCACACGGAGTATTCCGGTGAGACCGCTTCCCCCTTGGACGGTGAAGTCAAGTATGTCAGCGTCCGTGCGGACGAGCGTCTTGGGATCGGTCTGCGAGAGGGTTCCATCCACGGCGGGAACTCCGAAGAGGACACCATCCGTGAACGGCGTTCCAGAAACTACTGTTATCTTGGTGGTCAGGTCGTATCGACCGATGTCCTCGGCTATTGAAGGTCTGAACGAAGTGGAAGCGATGCGACCGAACACCTCGTCCCCGCCGAAAGTCATGAAGGAACTTCCTCCAGTGCTTCCGATTGTGAGTTGACCGATGGACTCTCCATACTCTTGATCGACATCCAGTATGGCTGCTGACTCCATGGTGTAGCCAGCGGTCCCGAAAGAGATTAGCCTGTCCTTGGTGAATGCTCCCTGTAGGGTGTCTATGACCACGCTTCGGTCGTAGAGGTCGTATGAGAATATCGTTCCATACGCGGAAAGGGTCTGTCCTACCACGGATGAATACTGCCTTGCGATGTCGCCAGTGGCAAATGGAGCGGAATAAGTGGCTCCGTAGTAGACCCTCACCTTGCTGGACGAGTCATCGGAGAACCTGAAGTCTCCCTCGATGTCCTTGAGATATAGACGAAGCATGCTGCTTCTGCTTGGAACGAACCTGTCGCTGTCCACTATCCGTGCCGTGGCACGGCTTTCCTTGCCGAATATGAACATTCCGGGAACGAATGTGTTCAGCGAATACTTGTCGGTCTTGGTCGGCTGCTTCTTGACCAGAACCTCCAGTATCCTCTGCTCTTCCTGACCCGCAAGGGTCTCGCCTCCCCGAAGAAGGGGACTCTTGAGGATTCCGAACTGCCTGTAGTCGTTCCTGTGGCTTATCTTGCCGTCTTCTGTTCCATCGACCTCAACTACCATCATCAGGCTGGCGGGCTTGAGTTCGCGGATTGCGTTGTATCCATGACCCTTCGGCGTGGACAGGCTTGCCGAAATGGTGTTGTTCAGGGTTGCAACTGCCGTTCCAATGCTCGGTCCAGAGGCTCCCGTGACCACCCTTGGTCTGGCATATGTGTAGTTCCTGCCTGGGTTCAGGATGGTCAGGTTGTCGATCTTCCTGTCGGAGTCGGTGACGGGTGCTACGACTGCACCAGTTCCATCTCCATCGACGACCATGTATGGGACTATCCTGTATTGGCTCAGGGTGGAGACTGGTCTGTCGAGCGGTGGGTGGATCTCCGCATAGTGGTAGGAGACTCCGCTTCCCGTCTTGGCAAAGTTCACTATCCTGAGATACTGACCGATGCCAGGACCATCGGTGACGCGGATGGCATAGTCGTTCCAGTATCCGTTTGCGGGATTGATCGCCTCGTCGCCTATGTTTATGGTGACTATCGTCGAACCAGCCTGATTGGCGGTCACACCAAGGTCGGGAACCGTGTTGAAGGAGGTGAAGAATCGGCTGTAGCGGAAAGACTTGTCGAATGTCGGTCCCGCCGTCTTGGTGAAGGAAACGGTGTCTATGCTTCCAGGAACCGCGCTGTCCTGCACCGCCCTCTGCTCAAGGTTCTCGTCTCCCGCAAGGAAGACCGGAATGTAATCGAGCGTGATGTGTCCAAGATAGTCCTCAGGAACGGTGTAGATGTATTTCCAAGAGTAGCCATCGGACAGGCTGAATACCTGAGTGGATCTGCCTGTAGGCATGATGGTCGATGCGTTTCCGGTGGACTTCATGCACTTGTAGACATCGTTTTCGGAAGTGAAGACATACCATTCCTTGTCCGCAAGGTCTGTGGTCTCCGAATAAGCCGCGTAGGTGGTTCCTGGCGTCCAGTCTATGCGCGGAACGATCAGTTTCGTGTTCTCGGGGAAAATCCTCTTGATGAAGATGCCGTTGCGAATGGAGTCGTATGTGTTCCTGCCGACCTCTCCGAACGACGGTGGTCTCGTGTCGCTTTCGACAGCCGTGGTCGATGGGTTGTCCTCGTAGGGGAGAGAACGACCCACGAACAGGTAGTAGTTGCTGCTTCCCGAGAGAAAATCGCGGATGATCTCCACGATGTCGGTTTTGAAGAGTGACTTGAGGGCGGTGTTTGCCATGTTAGAAGTTCGGTGATGTCAGTCGAGGGCTTTCTATCAGTCCGTATTCGTTGCCGTCCCCCGTGGTTCCGACATACGATGTGTTCTGCGGGCTTGAATGGAAGTGATAGCCAAGAGGCATTCTGAAGAATGGGTTGAGTGCCATAGCCCCGAAGGATGCTCCAGCACCAGTTGATCCGTTCCAGACTCCCGTCAGACCACGGATTCCCCAGATGTTGGGGTGATGGTGTATCCGCCAGTAGTCGTAACTGAACCCCTGTGCTTCTATGTAGCCCTCGACACCGAGGCTGCTTCCAAGTGGTCTGCCCTGCGTGTCGTGGGTGAACCCACCTGTCTCGGGGACGATTCCTACTCCTGCTCTGACAAGGCTCACCGTTGCTGTAAAGCCTGAAGTTGCTGTGAACATCCTGATCGTCTTTCCCTCAACGAAGGAGGATGTGGCTCCAAACAATGCGGTCAATCCCGCTCCATTCAGGCTGATCCCCCTGAGAAGGAGGATTCCATAGGTTCCTCCATCGTTTAGACTTCTGAACTCAAAGACACCTGCGGTTATGCCGTTTCCGGAAGCACCGGTAGCAAATACGCTTGTGAAAGTCAGTCCCCCAAAGGTAAACCCGATTGGCTGCACAAAGAGTTTTCCACCCGTGCTTCCGTAGTTCTGCACATTGTTGTATACCGTGGCTCGTGGATTGAAGCCGTTTGGATAGACTCCGTATAGGTCGGCGGTGGTTCCCATCCTGTAAGGTGTGTAGTGACCGATGTACGGGAGTTCGTACCTCTGCATCTCGGAATGGAACGGAAGGCTGTCGATCACGCCGCGATCAACCAGTATGTCTCCGAACATCTTGAACCCGGCGGGATGGACAAGCCGCTTGTACATCTCCTTGTACATGTCGAACGATATCTCGCTCTTCAGCACATACGAGAAGTCCTGATAGAAGTCTCCGTCGAAAAGACGCTTGGTGGAACTGAGTTTCCCATCGTTGTTTGAGTAGTATCCCCTGTACTGGCTCAAGGCTGAGACCACGACTGCAAACCTCGCGTTTCCGTCGCCGGTGTTGGAAACCACGAATGCGTCCACATCGTCGGAGTATCCTATTCCGGAGTCTATCACGGAAACCGATAGTATCCGTCCGTCCTTGTCGGTTAGTTCTATGGCAACGGAAGCACCGAATCCCTCAATCGCTCCAGTGAGACCCAACCTGTCGGCTTGTTCGTATCCCGATCCTCCGTTCAGCACATCCACGCGGCTGATGACAGGAACGACTCGCTCTTCCAGCGAACCAGAGGGAAGATCGCACCTGATGGGAAGATTGGCTACGAAATCACCGAAAGGCTGTCCGATGAATATCTCCGTGACCTTCCAGTGCCGCATGTCGTACTGAAACACGCGGGTGACCTGAGCGGATGCCACCACCTGTCCCGTGGCAGGATCGTACTGATATACCCGATTGCCCTCCATCAGGTAGTTCGCGGTTCCACCCGAACTGGTGGTCTTGAGAGACAGACGCTCTATCCACTTCCCGTCCGATCCCCTGAGTATGTCCTTTCCAGGATAGGCTACCTGGGACGAGACATTGTAGATGAGCCTGAACAGGAACCTGAACGACTTCTCCGTTCCCTTGGATCCATAGAAGTTCCTTGCGTTCTTGAGGAAGTTGGCTTCGCTGACCACCCGTCCGTTCTCGTCGGTTGCCAGTTGATATGGGAATCCGCGCAGATACATTTCGCGGAAGTCGGCAAAAAACAGACCGATGGTACGGTCGATGTCCGTGCTCTCCGTAAACGAGTCGATGATTCCGAACGCATTCTGATACTGCTCAAGCCACTCGTAGTAAGCCTCGAGGAACAGCCTGAATGTGACATGGTCTCTGTTGACGAAGTCGGGAACCTGATCCACGACCAGGTTGCTGGGACCAAACCTCTTGATGGTAAGTGCTGGCGGCTCCCTCAGCAGAACCTGAGGTGCTGGAGCGGGACCAGTGGAGCCGAACAGGATCGGAAGCATCAGGCTCTCCTGGAGGACGAGTCGGTGAGTCTGACAACCAGACCGCCGTCAAGGCTTGGGTCGATGAAGAGAACCTGGTTTCGCTTGGGGACTATGTCCTTGGTCTGGTCGGGAACGGCATTGATTTGGATGAACGGCTTCGTTCCTGTTCCAGTGGGGGCAAATCCAGTCAGGGACATCTTTCCCGTGGCGTAGTCGATCTTGCCGATCCTGTCGTTGATCACCTTGACGGTGGAACCCTTCACGGAGTTCAGGACTATGTTTCCAGAACCATTGTCGCTGAGATAGCAGTCCACCACGACATTCTGCGAGTTCCTGTGCTTGAACAGCGAGGACGAGATGACAGAGACGCATGTTCCCTGGCTTCTCTGCAACTCCGCTCCGAAGTCAAGGTCATAGTTGGACAGACCGAATGTGGGAATGAATCTCTTGGCTAGGCGAGTGCTGATTCGGTTGCTGACCATGGCGTTGTTGGATAGGTCGATCAGCCTCGATATGGTCGAGTATCGGAAAGATCCGCCGAAGGAGTAGAGGTTTTGCGCGGAGTAGAGGACCGCAGCGAGTTCTATGGAACGCTTGACTTCGGATTCGCTGGTGAGTGTTCGGGAAGAATCGTATGTCGCGGAGCAGTCGAAGAGGATGTATGTGTAGTCAACATCGACCACCTCAGCCGTCACTGCCACAATCTTCCGTTGGTCGAGTATGGTGTTCAGTATCGTCTTCTTGTCCAGTTCTCCGATGAACTGCGAGTTCTTGGGTATGACCGAGATGAAGACCTTTCCATATTGAGGTGGGTCGCTCTCCTCCCCGCCCCATACCTTCACCTGAAGGGCGTTGTTGTATTCCTTCAGCACTATGGACTCGTAGTCCATTGCCGTGACCGCACGATCCTGCGACTGATAGTATCTCGGGGCTGTATACCTGATTCGCTCGGTGTCGTCCTTCACGCCTCCGAGGGTGGACGCAGACACCGTGGTGACGGTCGCTCCGAACTGGTTTCCGCCAAGCCCGCCGAAAAGGAACTCCGAGATGTTGTTGCCCTGCGGACCCTGCGTCTTCATGAAGATGGCTACGATGTACGAACCCTTCTCTGGTTCAGCCCCAAGTATTCCGTCTCCGAACGAGATTTCCGTGTTGCCCTTGTAGTTCTCGTTGACGAAGAACACCTTTGATGTTGGGTCTAGGGAGACGAAGTCCCCGTCTCGCTTCCACGAAAGGTCTGCGTTAGACAGATCGGTCGGAGAACGCATGACATACAGCCGGATCGTTGATCGGTCGATGTTGTCGAAGGGAAGTTCCATCTTCCTCGAGTTGCTGTCGGGATCGTAGACGATGGAGACGGAGTCGAATGCCCCCTGGTGTATCTCGACATTCTCGCACTTGTGGGGAGTGCTCGTCTTGTCTATGTCGTATGACTTCAGGGTCACGAAGGAATACTGGATCCCGTCCTTGGTGGAAGTGAACCTAGTTCCCACCGGAATGGTGTTGTAGCCCACCACATTCTCGCTGAACGACAAGTTGACCACGGCACGGGCTGCGGTGTCGGATGTAGGGACATACCCCAGGTTCTTGGCAAGAGAGACTACCGATCTTCGCAGAACAGCCGAATCGATGAACGACTCTGCGGCAAGCATGTTCGCATACATTGCCATGTAGTGGGTGTTGTATGCCAGAACATCCAGAAGGATGTTCATTCCCGATCCCTCGAAGTCGTAGTCGGTGAACTCTGGGGTTCCGCTCAGATAGTTCCTGAGGTTGGTCTTGATTCCCTCGAAGTCTATGTCGGTGATGGGTGAAAGTGCCCGGTTAGGCATCAGATGTTCCTCTCTATGGCGATGGTGAGGGTGGATACCTCGCGGCTGTTCATGAGCATGAACGAGATGGTCACATCAAACAGGTTGTATTCCTCGTTGAAGATGACCCGCACATCGTTTACCTTTGCCCTTGGCTCGTACCTGTTCAGTATGTCCATGATGTTGGATCGGATAGCCATGGCAGTCAGCGGTGTCGCTGGCTCGAAAAGCATTCGACTAACCCTGGAGTCGATCTGCGGGTTGAACGGCTTGTCGTATCTGTTCATCAGTACAAGGTTCCTGACGGATCGCTTGACTGCCTCCGCATCCTTCTTCAACGAGACATCCTTCGTCACGGGATTAGCCGCGAAGTCCAGATCCAGGTCAACGAAGAGGTTCTTCCTAACAATGCTTTTCATCTGTAGTCTTCTGCCGTGCTCAACAAGAACGCTATCTGATCCCGCGCATCGTCGATTTCATCCTGAAACTTGGACTCGTCCAGATTGTCCAATCTACCCAAATCGCACCATTCGATCATTATGTATCCGTGAATCGCGAGGCTGTGCTTGCATTGCACGGGCAGGATAGAATACGCCAGCGTGTCGTGAACCTCGAGGAACCGCTTGCTGTTCGACTCATCGTCCTCAGACACCATCCTGATGTCAGAATCGTTCTCCTGTAGCAATTCTATGAGTTCCACGAACCTGCTTACAAGAGAGTCCTGCCTGAACTGCATGGTGGACGATGCCTTCTGGTCGCAGGACTGATGTGTGATGGACATCCTGCGCATGGAGGATCCATCGACATACTTTCCTCCGTTGTGGAACTGAGCAAGGGTTGCCCTGCAAGCGTTGGAGCGGATGCGCAACTCGGTGAGGACTTCCCAGATCCGCATGTTCACTTGGGTGAAAGCCTTCTCCGATTTCTTGGCTTTCTTACCTTTGATGAATCTAAGAACTTCCTTGAGACCGAAGTAGCCGCCAGCGATCATCGCGGCGACTCCTGCTCCTATCTTGAACCATAGATCGATGTCTTCCATGTCTTTGCCTTTCCTTTCTCGTCTGAAAGCATAATACTTAGGTTTTCAGCAAGATCTTGATAATGACAAAGGTCAGTCGTTCAGACTGGGAATGTAGTCCAAGAGGTTCACGGGAGCATTTTCCACCTTCACGCCGCTTTCGTTTGCTATGTCCTTGAGTGCCTTGCTGGCATCCTCGGTGGTTATGAGGTTCGTGACCAACTGCGCACCGAAGCACGGGTCGGAAAGAACGGAGGAGATGATGGTGTTGCCAAGGGCATACCTCTCCACGAATGCGAGAGCGGCATTGTAGGCATTGATGTCGCCGTTTATGAGGCTCTGCATGGTGCTTTCCAACTGAACTAGGTTGTCCGTAAGTTGGCGGATCTTGCCGACATCCTCAGCGAGGTCAGTGAGACCGCCAGCCGCAAGTTGAGCCTCGATGTTGGAGAGAACGCTGGAGATCTGGCTCATGTTCTGCCCGAAGTTCTCGAAGAATGGTCCCGTGATCTGCGGGTTTAGCGAGGAGAAGGCATTGGAGAAGTTGTCCTCGAGTTTCTGTCCAGGATCCTTCAGCAAGTCCTTGATGGAGTTGTAGGTGGACATGACACCTATGATTTGATCCAGCCTCGGGAGGACGCTGTTGGGGTCGCCAAGATCGACTCCGCTGAGTCTGTTGGTGTGCGCGATGAATGCCTGTAGTTCGGTGTTCGTTCGTCCCAGCACATCGGACAGGTCTCCCGCAGCGTCGGCAAGACCGCCGAAACCGCTGGACAGAGCCTGTATGCTTTCAAGTTGACCCAAGGACTTCCCGATGTCCCCCTGAAGGAGTTCCGCCACCTGCTGCACGGGATTGCGGAGAAGGTTCCCGTCCATGAACTCCTGTAGGAACTTCTTCGGTCCTGGCGGGATGAGTTGGGATATCAGGCTGCAATTCGATGCGTCGAAGATGCTGGGATATCCTGGCTGGTTCTGCGCCCATGTCATAGTCCTACCTCCACATTGCTGTTGCATGTCATCGCGTGTCCGCAAGAAGCGTGGTTCCCGTAGACGCACACCCCTATGTCGCCAGCCGTAACCGACTGCGATCCCGTGACCATTACGGGACCAGAATGCTCGTCCCTGCCGTGTCCTGCCACATTGCTTCCGATTATCACCACGGGAAGGTCGTTGACGGTCACAGACTGCGATCCAGTCACAACCCTTCCTCCCGCGATTGCGTTTCCCACTCCTCCTAGGGACGGCATCAGAATCTTCCTCCGTCCACTATGTCTATGTCGAATCCTGCCATCAGTTCAAACCCCGATCCTTCCACGAAAGGCGGAATGCCCTTCGTCTCGTCCACGCAGAGGTATGTGAACCCGTTGTCGGGGAAGTAGACCGCATCTCCAGGCTGATATGCCGTGTTCAGGTCGAAGGTTCCTTTCCAGTGTATTGAAGCCATGGGTGATTCTCAGAACGGGGATGGGTATTTGCCTGGAACGAACTTGGGGTCGCTCTGAGACGATCCTTGGCGGGAAAGGGAGTTTAGTTTGACCATCCTGCCCTCTCCCTCCAGGAACACATCGCTTCCGCCATGCGTCTTGATAGCCGTGCTGTCAGCCGAGTTGGTCACTATCTTTCCCTCTTCCGTTTCGATGACGCAGTTCCCCACGACCTTCGTGTACTTGTTTCCGCGTATCGTCTCCCTGTAGTCTCCCTGAACATCCATCTCGACATTCCCACACACGACTCCCCGTAGATCCTTCCTGGCAAGGAGGTTGACATTGCCCTCAACCTGTAGGTTCAGGTCGCCGCCGTCCTTTCCGTTCCCCACCAGAAGCCTTCCGTCCCCGTCTATGGTGATGGTTGCCGATCCCTTGATGTGGATGAAGTCGCTTCCCGCTATGAGTTCATAGTTGTTCCCCACGACCTTGTGGACGCGGGTTCCGTTGGGGTCGTTCTTCCACCCGTTGGCAACCTCCTCGAAACTTCCCGATGGGTGGTATGTGTGATGGCGTTCCTTCTCTTGGGTGTCGTCCCATTCCTCGACCATTCCCGACTTGGTCGCAAAGACCTTGTTGTTGGGATACTTGGCTGCATATGGCGAAGTCGGTTCCGACCACTTAGCCTTCTCCTCGACATCCCATGCCACCATGACATCCTCGACAAGGCTATCCTCCTTGTCCTTCAGGATGGTCTTGTCCTTCTCGTCTCCCGTGGCAAGTCGGTTCGTGTCGGGAACATCCTTCTCGGTGGGATAGGTTCCAGTGGGATCGTTGAACCCGCTCCTGGGATCAGGCAGTTCCGATGGAATGCCTCCGACCGTGAACATGACCACAGGATGCTGCGCGTTCAGCCCGTCCCTGAAGAATCCGAAGACATGGGATCCTGGCAGCATGCCTGTCGGAGATCTTCCGATTCCGCTGATCGACGCGCTTCCGCATTCCTGTAGGACATGCGCCCACGGAAGGCTCTTGGTGGGTATCTTCGACTTGTCGTCCGTGTGATAGCCGAAGGCGCGGACTCTGACCCGTCCTATCTTGAGTGGATCGTCTATGTCTTCCACGACACCGAACCACCAGACGAATCTGTCCCTACCCATGAAGTCAGGCATTCATCTCATCGCTTTCTGTCTCGGACTCGGTAGTTCTGGTCGGGGAAGTTCTCTCTTGCCCAAGACTCCCATTCCCGCAACTCCTCGTTGCTCATGGAGAGTTTGCGGACCTTGCTTTCGGTCTCGTCGGGCGTGATCACATGGACATCGGTTCGTTCATTCTGCATGGGTTCTCCGTTCACCTTATCTGTGTCTTCTCTATCCTGTCGGGCATACGCTTGATCAAGGACTCCTTGGACATCTCCACGGTGGTCTTGTACCCGCTCTTCCTATTTAGGACATGCTTCAGGGTCACGACGATGTACTTGCCCGTGATGAAATGATCCAGATAGTCCGTCTCCATGTCCCCCATGTATCCGATCTTGGGAACCTGTAGACCGACCGTGTCCAGCAACCTCAGCGATGAGTTTCCAGGAACAAGCATAGTCACGCGCATCGTGGTGAACTGCTTCTGTAGGCTTCTGTTGGTCAGCGCGTATTCGCCATAGTTGTCGTTGTCCTGTATCCCGTCCATCTTCTTAGTCTGCGATGGGAGGTATATCCTGTTGGCAGACTTTCCCTTCTCAAGGTAGAGATCGAAGAACTTGTTGGTTGGTATCATTGGATATCTGTTCAGCGACTTCCATCCGGGATTGTTGGTGTAGTCAATGTAGTCGAAGTCCTGCTGCGTGTACTGCTTGGTCGTTATGTCGTGGGTGTTCAGCACTCCCGAGTACATTCCCCCCTGAAACTCGTCCAGTTTGTCGAAGTACGAGGTTATGGAGTAGTCTAGAACCCTGGTGAGGTATAGTTCGACATCGGCAAGGTTTCCTGGATTTCTAGGCTCCACGCGAAAGACATACTTCTCCTTCTTCTGAGTCTCATGCAGGATGTCCTTGAAGTGGAATCCGTCCACATCCTCGTAGAACCTGTAGAAGGATGTGTGCTCGTCGTTGAAGGCTCTCTCCGCAAGCCATGATATGGTGAACAGGGGTGTCCATCGGGGTATCACGAAACTGCGCTTCTTGCTTGTCCGAACATTGACATCTAGGGTCTTGTCGAATGTATCCCGCAGTATAGCGGTAGCCATGTCCGTAATGCTTCCGGAGATGGATGACTCCGTGACAAGGAACCTGTTGAGGAAGTTAGTCTCGGTCACGAACTGAACGACATAGACTTCGGTCTTCTCTCCATCGGCTCTTGCCTTTCCCATGGGAGCGGTGATGAATCCCTTTATGGTCACAGGCTCGAACTGAGTGCCCGGAGTCCTGTATGTTACCTCCACCCTCTCGTTTCCGACTATCGGAAGCGTCTCGGACAGGTTCAAGGTGTCGCGGAGAAGTATCTCCCCGTAGAGTTTGTCGTCAAAGATGGATTCGGATATGACCAGTTCGATGAACACATCCATCGATGCTATCTCTATTCCGTCGCCTCCTGAGTTGCTGAATATCAGCAGACGGTCGATCTGAAACCCGCTCTCGCTGTATGTCGAGGGAGACGATGCCTCAGCCATTGCTCAACGACTCCTCGACCTGCTTGGCGACCTTCTCGACATACTGGCGGGGAAGAGCCACCACGCCCCGCCTGTCGTCGTTCTCGGCTACCTCGTTCTCTAGGTTCGTCACCACGAAGTCTGTGAAGTCCTCGTTGATGTATCTTCCAAGCAGGGTCTGTCCGAATGTGAATCCCGATAGGTCGGTCGGTTCCACGAAAGACTCCTGCAACGACAAGGGGAGAAGGGGATTTAGCATCGACCCATCCCGCTCGAAGTGGTGCATCGCGAAAGGACTCTGAATGGACTTTCCGACCCTCGCGACATAGTAGGTCTCGTTGCCTAGCACATCGGTGTTCTTTCCAGCGATGTACGAGTTCTCTGCTGGTATCCACAGGGTCTTCTCCGCGAACTCAAGCACCAGCCTCCCCGTGACGGGATCGAAGGAATGCACCCTGGCTCCGAAGTTGGCATTCTGATAGGATGGCTGCAAGCCTGGATTCGTCTGCGTGGTCGCATAGACGATGTCGTTCTTCCTGAAGGAACCCTCGAAAGGCTTGTCGCCCGCCACATTGGTCAGGAACAGAGTGTAGCCAGGATGCTTCTCATCGACATAGTTGTCGAACGAGGACGGAGCCAGAACCCAATCGTAGTAGGGATTGACCGCCTCGTTCATCTGTAGGAGCAGCCAGTGGTATCTGGAGTCCCCGTACAACTTGTCCGAGAAGATGTCGGGTCTGTCCTTGTCTCCCGCTAGGATGTCCACAGGAAACTGACCTTCCTTCATGAGGGCATCAGCCACCCTGAGATTGACGGTGATGTCCGTCATGTAGCCAAAGCCAAGCGGAGAGATGTATCTGGTGATCGGTATTCTGTCGTACATGTGTCAGTATCCGTGGACTATATGCTCGTTGTTCAACTGCTCCATCTCCTGGAACTCAAGGGTCATGGTGATGAACGCTGGCTTGGAGTCGTGGAATGTCTTGAAGTCTCCCGCAGCGGAGTAGTCAACATTGACACCAGCCAGCGCAAGCCGTGGAAGTTTCGGAAGATGGTCGTTCACCACAGCCGCTCCTGCATCGGTTATGGTGAAGAAGGTAGCCTCGAACTCTGCGGGGAACTTGAAGAAGTGACCGCCGCCGCCACGGAGGGCAGGGTATGCATGGTATCGGAACATCCGTATGATGTCGAGAACGGTCTGCGCCTCGCGTGGGTTCTTCGGGGCAAACTCGAATGTGAAGGAGTGGTTTCTGATGCCGACATCCTTGAACATCATTTCCCTTCTTGGATTGGTGACGCTTCTCGTCGAGGCATTCCTAGCAGCCTGAATGTTGGCAGCCTCTATTCCAAGCATTCCCGTTGCCTGATTTATGAGATTGGCGATTGCCTGTGTTCCTGCCTTCTCGACCACCGACGAGACACCTCCTCGCTGTAGCGTCACCGCGCTGATGAGGCTCCTCATCATCCCCATGTCCTCATCGGAGTATATCAACTGGTCGTTGGCTGTGATCTTGAGCGGCATATAGAGGCATATCGTGTCCTTGGACTTGACATTGGCATAGCCGAACCTCCGGTTGGCAAGAAGGATGTTCTGCTCCCACTTCGGGCGGTTCACCTTCCGACCGCTGATTCCCCTGCGCTCGTAGTCTATCTTGTTGAGTTCTCCGCTTTTGTCCACAAGCACATCCCCACCAATAGACTTGGCATAGTTGATGAGGTCCGTCACGGGAAGGAATGTCTCTCCGACCTCCAATCCTAACTCACCGGCTATGGACGCTATTCCTCCAGTCCCGCTCAAGATGTTCCCAAGACCACCGAGAGCAGACTTCTCCAACTGAAGTATCTGCTCGTTGGCTGTAACGCCGCTTCGACTCTCCGAACCGTACTCGCTCTGCTCCCTGACAAAGTCTATCTGTTCCTGAGAGAAACCCGCCTGAGTCAAGTATCCTGGGTAGTCTCCTTCCCACGAAGACCTGGAACCATTTCCACCCGCTATCTCTCCCTTAGCCGCCAATGCGCTTGTTGACTGATTGACTATCCTGTTCTGCACCCTTGTCGAGTCCGACTCTCCCTGATAGATATTGAAGCACATGAAGTGATGGTATCTTCGGTTCTTGCCCAGATCCTGCGGATACTGAAGGAAACTGGGAATGCCCAGTATCTGATTTCGGTTGGCATCGGGTATGTTGAACTGGGAAAGGATCTGCCCGATGTTGTCGTCAGCCCCGCCCAGTTGGCTTCCAAGGTTGACATTCTGCACGTCAGCACCCCTGTTGCGGCTTCCGCCGAACGACGCTGCATAAGGGAACTCGTCCATGGACAAGTCCGTCTCCCTCTCGTAGTACTTTCCGTTCTCAGAGTTCATCTATGTCCACCCAAAAGAAGTTTCTGCAAGGATCTTTCATCCCGAAGAACCCCAAGAAGTACAAGGGGGATCCCACGGAGATTATCTATCGCAGTTCTTGGGAAAGAAGATTCATGAACTACTGCGACAACAAGACATCCATCGTGGAGTGGTCGAGCGAACGCACGATAGTCCCGTATCTCTACGAGGCTGACGGCAGGACTCACCGATACTTCGTTGACTTCCGCATAGTCGTGGAGGACAAGGAAGGCAAGAGGCAGACCTACCTAGTCGAGATAAAGCCCCACAAGAAGACGATGCCCCCGAAGAAGCCCAAGCGGCAGACCAAGAGTTACATATACGAGACGCTGGAGTTCGTCAAGAACCAGAACAAGTGGGATGCTGCCAGAAAGTACGCGGAGCAGAGGGGATGGAAGTTCCTCATACTCACAGAGAACGAACTCAAGATAGGAAAGTGACCCATGGACCTGAAATCGCTGCGCAAGGTGTTCGAGGAAATGGAAGCCCTCAAGGACGAAGACCTGAAGACTCCCACGGACGACCTGGTGCAGGAGGCGGTGGATTGGTATCAGGACAATGCGACCGCTGTCTACAAGGACACCTACGGGGTCAGTCCAAAAAACGCTGGCTTCAAGCAAAGCACACTGCTGCCCCACTCGTCCATCGACTACGGAGCGATCCCCCGTGGCGGCGGAAGGCTCTATACCTTCGCCTACGAACCAGAGAAGTCCCACAAGAAGAAGACCTACTGGGACATGTTCCCTCTCGTCCTGACGATGATAGAGGACAAGCCCGCCCCAGGCACATTCATGGGCATCAACCTGCACTACCTGGATCCCGAGCGGAGGAAACTCGCCTTCCTCACTCTCGTCGAGGAGTATGCATCGGGAGACCTATCTCAGAGAAGCACCAGGATTTCCTTTCTTGAGAACGCAAAACTCCGCGCTCCACCCGCTAGATACCTGAGACCCTGCATACGGAGATACAAGTTCGAGAACATCCGTGGACGGGCTTTGCTCATACCACCCGAGCACTGGATGAAGATGATATTCCTGCCCACCCACCAGTTCACCGGTCGGTTCCTGGGGGCAGGAGAGGGAAGAGTGTGGAGAGACACCTGGAAGCGATACAGAAAGACCTGACGAATGGCATTCAACCCCCTCTTCTCATCATCAGCCCTGAATGCGCTGAACTCTCCCGATGCGCTGAACCGCGTCAACGGTAGCCGAAACAACACGGAGCAACAGTCGTTCGACGATGCCGTGAGGCAGTTTGAGAGCAGACTCTCGGGAATCCATGCCTCCAACCTAGCCATGAACCTGGCGATAGACGGGTTGCTTGAGTCCAAGTCGGCGGCACACGACCCATCGACCAGCAGCGTCAAGCGGCAACTTGAGCACATCGTGGAGATGGGCTTCTATGCCAGACCCACCAGGTTCTCCTTCTTCATAGACGGGTTTCCCTCCAATGTGAACGAGCGTCTTGTGAGGAACTGCATGGCGACATCCATGCCTGGGCGGTCTCTCATGTCGCAGGGGTTCAAGATATATGGTCCACCCGTGGAGCAGGTATACGAGGCAATGTACGGCAACGAGATCGGGATGACCTTCCGCGTCGGTCAGGACATGATGGAGAGAGACCTGTTCGAGAGATGGATGAACATGTCCATATCCTACAGGACATCGGATGTCTCCTATCCGGACGACTACATGACCACCATGAGGATATACCAGTTGAACCGCATGGACGGATATGTGTATGCGGTTCGCCTCAGGAATGTGTTCTGCAAGTCGATGTCCGACATGGAGTTCTCATCGGATGCATCCGATCAGTTGCACACGGTGAATGTCTCCTTGGGATACACCGACTATGCGGTGATTGGTCGAGTGAATCCACGGGAGCAGAGGCAGACTGCCGCAGCGGATGGTCCTGTGAGCGGAAGGCGGGCGATCTATTCAGACAGCGCAAGCAGGATAGTGTCCGACCTGACCAGCGAGGAGCAGCAAGCGATGAACAACTTGAACAACATAGTGTTTGGACGAACCAGCGGGTGATACCCAGAACAGGATGAATCGACATGACATTGCCTAGAATAGCGATAGCCAAGTATCCCATAACGATCCCCTCCACGAAGAAGGAGACCTACTTCAGACCTTTCCTCGTCAAGGAGCAGAAGATACTCATGATGGCTTCGGAGAGCGGAGACGAGAAGCAGATTGCCAAGGCTATCGGGGACATAGTGGACAGATGCGTTGACGGGCTGACCAATGTGCATTCCATGCCCATGTTCGACCTGGAGTATCTCTTCCTAAACATCCGAGCCAAGTCGGCTGGCGAAGTGGTCAGCCTGAACGCTCCATGCCCCAAGTGCAGCAAGACCCATGGGGTCGAGGTCAAACTGGACGAGATTCAGGTTGACTTCAAGGACAACAAATCCAACAAGATCATGCTCACGGACAAGATGGGGATAGTGATGAGGTATCCGTGCCTGGGCGATTCCGCCGTCAGCATGAACGGGATGAACGCTGAGGATGTGATTGAGTTCGTAGCCGCATCGATAGAGAGCGTGTTCGACGAGGAGATGGTCTACGGCAGGAAGGACTCCACGCAGAAGGAGATGGTGGAGTTCGTGGAGTCGATGACCACTGAGCAGTTCGAGAAGGTCACGGAGTTCTACCAGAACCTCCCGCAGGTCCGCAAGGAAGTGGACTGCCGATGCCCGTCGTGCGGAAACGAATACAAGATAGACTTCAGAGGGCTACGCGATTTTTTTACCTGATGATGTGCCACGAGAACCTGGCAAACCTCTTCAAGACCAACTTCCTCCTCATGCATGAGCACAAGTATTCGCTCACGGAGTTGGAGGAGATGATTCCTTGGGAACGAGAAGTGTACCTCTCCCTGCTTGTCAAGCACATACAGGAGGAGAACGAAAGGCTGAAGCAGCAAAGGACAGGCTAGGATGAAACCAGGCGAAAGAGAAGCCATAAAGTATCAGGCTGAGTCGCTGGGCAAGATGCTCAGGTTCAACCTTGGAAGCGCGATCCTCACGGGAGGCATCGGTGCTGCCGGTGCGTTAGGTCGCCTTCCTGGCGCAAGGACGATCAGGGAAAGCCTGGAGATTCGGAAGCGAGAACGCTACTTTCAGTCCGGACGAGACGAGCAGGGCAGGAAACTCACCAAGAGGGAACTACAGGACAGGGAAGCGCAGAGATCTGACATGGGCGCGTTGGGATACCTCCGAGAGGTGTTCGAGGATTCGTGGGGATTCAAGGGCAAGGGCGCGGAAAAAGGGGCAGTTCCCGTCAGGTTTTCCGATGCCGGTATCGACCAACTGAAGGAAGCATTCAGCGAACTCTCCCAGGTTCTGGGGGGAGTCGATGAAAAGGCAGATGCGGCACTTGCGGGGATCGGCACGATCCGGACTGCTCTGGGCGTATACGGAGGAGAGTCTTCTTCCGATCCGTCTTCCATCACAGCCCCGACACCACCTCCGGTCGCAGACACGGCAGCGAAGGAAGCGGCGGTTGAGAAGGACCGCGAGGACGACAAGGACGCGGCAACGAAGGAAGCGGCGGTTGAGAAGGAGCGCGAGGACGACAAGGACGCAGCAGAAGCCGCAGAGAAGCAGGAAGGTCTGTTCGGCAAGTTGATAAAGGCAGTCAAGGACAGCAAGGAAGAAGGAGGAGGGCTGTTTGGACTGATAGCAACGGCTATCGGCGGGTTTGCATCGATGGTGGCAGGAAAGTTCGGATTGCTGCTGGGCAAGATAGCACCGATACTGACCATACTCGGCAAGATCGCGGGATTCTTCGGATTGAAGGGAATCTCTGGCGCTCTGTCTGGTGCTGCTAAAGGAACCGCGACTAGTGCTGCTAAAGGCACGGCTGCGGGTGCTGCGGGCGCGGCTGAAGCGGCAAAGAAGCCAGGCATCATGTCGCGCATGGCATCGGGAATAGGACGGGGTGTCAAGGGAATCGGTTCGATGCTTGCCAAGACGGGAATAGGTCAGACAGCCATACAGGCTGGTTCTGGTCTGGTCCAGGCTGGCAAGTTCGCAGGAAAAGAGATGCGCTACCTGGGAAACGACATAGCGGGAGCCGCAAAGAGCGCAGCAAAGCCAGCGGCAGGATGGCTGTCCAGCGCATGGAATGCCACAAAAGGCTTTGGATCCCGTGCCGTGGATGCGGTGGCAAGGTTGAACCCGCTCAAGTACATCAAGAACCTGGCATCGACTCAAGGACCGAAGTTGCTGAAAGGATTGACATCGGTTCCTGCAATCGGTGCTGCAATCGAAGCGATAATAGGTGCGCTCGACATAGCGAGCGTCAAGGGGGACGAGACCATGTCTCCCGACGAGAAGAAGACTAGGATAGGGCAAATCGTCGGAAAGACGATAGGAAGCGCACTGGGCACGGTCGGAGGATCGGTGCTTGGAGGCGCAGTGGGATCGTTGCTGGGTCCAGGACCAGGAACCGCAATCGGGTCCATAGCGGGAGCCATGGGTGGAAGTTGGCTTGGAGGAACTCTTGGCGAAGCCCTAGCCGATGCGCTTGGACCAAGGGAGATCTACGACATACTGGAGTCCATTCCTGGAATCGGAAGTCTGCTGCGGGTCGATGATGAGAAAGAGACTGCTCCTATGACGGAGGCATCCAATCCAGTCACAGGATCGGCTGCTTCATCCGTTGGACAAGACTCATCGCAGTCGATTCCAAGCCGAGTGGACGCTCAAGTGGTGGATGCAAGACCGACGATGGGATCCAATGCATCTTCCATGATGCAGGAGAACTCCATGCTGAGGACGACCCCTCAGCCTCAGCCCAAGCCAGCCACGACGAACATTGCAGACAACAGGGTGTCCAACAACGCTACGATGCTTTCGGCTCCGTCAGCCCGCATCGGAGGAGCAAACCAGACTGCCACCTTCAACGGACTGATGGCACTCGCATGATGCCTTCCTCCGTAGTGTAGTGGATCTGGTCGAAGACCTTCATGCACCACGGGAGGCACTTGGGGCATGGTCTGGACATGCGCATCTCCCCCTTGCGGTTGAACCTGAAGTTCCACAGTTCGATGTCCTCGCGGAGATCGCACCTCAGGAAGGCATCGAGTTCCGAATGGACTTCGTCGAAGAGGTAGCCGTGCTCGACTGCCATGGGATGTGTCTTGAACCTGTTCGTCCCCCATGCCACGATCCTGTTCTTGTGCAGGATCAGGCTGCAATGCTTCTTCTTGCGGGGAACATCCATGCACTTCTCGAAGGCAAACCTGAGAAGACGCTGATGTCTTTTGGGAAGTTTGTGACTTCCCTGTGATACTGAGATACTCAATGGTTCCATGATCTAAGTACTGGTATCTCGAGAAGGGGTCTTCTCAATCAGGACACAGTTAGATATGTCGGGCAGAAGACGCATCGGGAAATGATTCTGATCGAATCGAAAAGAAAGATTGGATCCCCATCCACCAAAATGATTCTCGTCAAAGTAAGGTTCATTTGACCGAACGGCTTGACAACCTTTGGGAACACCGTATCTTTACTTCAGTTGCGGAACGACACCGACCTAGATACGGAGCCGTCGTTGCCGCGAGGCAGATCATCGAAATCGTGATAGAAAGGCATCATCATGCTCAGGATGAATATCGACAGGAAGTTCTGCGCGAGCCTGAAGGTCTTTGAGGAAGGGCTTGGAAAGATCGTCGCGGAAGCCACCGATGGCGGATCAGAGGTCATCCACGAAGAGGGATACAAGTACGTCCGCATCGTCCTTGTCAGCAAGGAAGCGGACGGCAGCAGGAAGAAGCAGATCTGGGGCTTCATCGACAAGCGCACGGGTGACATCTACCGCCCCGCAAGCATGAAGGCTCCAAGCCTCAACTACTCGCGTGGAAACATCCATGACGAGTCGAACGGGCTTGCCACCGCCCATTGGTCGGGACCGTCCTACATCTGGGAGATCAACGAGCGCAGGAAGGAAGAGAGCGCGGGGCGGCAGGAGGAAGCGGGAGAAGGAGAGACCGCACAGCCTACGATGGAGTTCCCCCTCTGATGCCGCACTACAGGTTCCACATCGACATTCCGTTCGATCCATCGGATTCGGAGGAGGAGTGCGTCCGAAAGTCGGAGAAGGTCGTGTCCTTCCTAGAGACGATGACGATGATCGAGAACCTGGGGATAGAGAAGGTCAACTACAGGCTAGGTCACGACGAGGACAGGCAGAAGTCCAACTACCTCGACAAGAACGAGAACGGGCATGTGAGCAACAAAAAGTTCACCATCGTCTTCAGCGACGATAACAGGCAGTCGAAAAGAATCGTTTCGGACAACCCTTGACACAGCCGTGGAACTGGCTAGACTGATGCAGACAGTCAATGTGCCGTGGGAGGTCTTGGCATCCTCAGCCTGATTTATAAACAGGTAAGAACAGGTTCGATTCCTGTACGGCATACATCAACAACCGACCGTGCGCCATGTGGATCCACGCACGGTTCGGAGACTACAAGGATCCACTGACTATGGAGACATCGACATGATTAGGTTTGTTACTGACAGCGAAAGAAGCGGCAAGAGCGTGACTGGTCTGCTTGCCCTCCTTTTCGGCATCGGCTTCTTCTGGTTCACCTTCCTCTCACCTGAGACGGTGAACTCTGCCACGAAGGCAAACTACTGCCTCGTCGCGGCTGCTTTGTCGTTCGCGGGATACCTGTGGTTCCGCCTTCAGGAGACGAAGGCATGGCTCGAAAGCGAGGAGAAGGGTCGCAACGATGACCGCAAGGAAAACTACAGCAACGAGTCCATCCGTGGTCTGCACGACCGCATCGACCGCCTTGAGGAGCGTTCCAAGTGCAAGAACGGCGGCGGGTGCATGGCAGACAACGAAGACACATTCGGATTGTGAGTCAAGTCCTGACTAAATAGGTTCCGTCCACCTACCTGGGGAAACGACAAGGACGGCAGAGGGGAGCGCATTCTGCGATAACGCTCTTTCGTGCGGATGTAACTCAGAGGTAGAGTCTCGGTTTTCCAAACCGATGGTCGTGGGTTCAAATCCCATCGTCCGCTTTGCGAGTGAGTGAGACGGCAACACACTAGGCTCATAATCTAGGGAAATGGGTTCGACTCCCATACTCGCTATTGTGACTGTAGAACAAATGGATAGTTCAGGAGATTGTGATTCTCCCCGTTGCGGGTTCAAGTCCCGCCAGTCACCCTCTGTGATAACTGCCCGATTGTGTAATGGTAGCACCCGAGACTCTGATTCTCGTTGTCCTGGTTCGAGTCCAGGTTGGGCAACTTTTCCGTGGGGATAACTCAGTAGGTAGAGTAGCGGACTGAAAATCCGTCAGCGAAGGTTCGATTCCTTCTCCTCACATTGGTCTGTAGCACAACGGTAGTGCGCCGTCCTGTTAGGACGGGGTTACAGGTTCAAATCCTGTCGGACCAGTTGGACTGTGGCTCAGTAGGCAGAGCATTCCCTTGATAAGGGAGAGGTCGTTGGTTCGATTCCAACCAGTCCTATTCGACTGATCGTTTCCCGAGCAGCAAAGGGGAGAGTCTGTAAAACTCTTGGTCTTCGACCTTCGTAGGTGCAAGTCCTACACGATCAACTTCAGAGACGGGACATGGCTCAGTTTGGTAGAGCGTTCGCTTTGGGAGCGAGATGTCGCAGGTTCAAATCCTGCTGTCCCGATTGTGTGTCTGCCCTCATAGTATAGCGGCTATTACCGTTGATTTGTAATCATCAGACCTCAGTTCGATTCTGAGTGGGGGCTTTCAAAAACCTTCCTCTTGCCTGTAATGCGCAAAGGCTCAAGTAGAGGAGAAAATGGAGAACACCACTCCATTGTGGGTTTCGCGGAAAACGGATTGGGTACTTGCAAAGCCCTACCGAATGTTCCAAGGTTGTCCCACCAGTTCGGTCTAGTAGATTAGTTGGCTAAATCGTTGGACTTTCACTCCAAAGACCGTGGGTTCGACTCCCACCTAGATCATTCTTCCATGCCATGCTATGCAATCTCCATCCGTGAAGACACGCAGCACCTCCTCAAGGACGGCGGGGGATACCTCTTCTACAGGAAGAAGTCCCTTGCCGTCGAGGTCTGCGATGAGATGAATGCCCTGCGGAAGGGAATGAAACTGGAGCAGGTCTATTCGGTCTGCAAGGTGGACGAGAAGGATTGGAAGGGATACCCCTTCACATACGACAAGGAGTTCGATGATGACGGTTCCAGAGGAGATGTTCAACGCTATACGAAACGCACGGCACTTCATGCTGGCACTGATGGATCCAAAGCAGACTCCAAAGGTTCCAAGAGAAGTCCGAAAGAGGGCAAGGGACAGACTCAGGCACTTCCCTTCTGAGTTCGACATCAGCGAGATGGAAAAGTTCCATGCCCTCAGGGATCAGGATCCAAACATCCTTTTCGGAGAGTGCATGAAGAGGCTTGACTCCATCCGTGGGGAGATTACCATAGCGGAGCGAAAGTTGAGCGATGTCGGCAACGACATCGTGACCGCGATCAGGAACACCAGAGGAGGCAACGATGCCCAACAGCAAGGCTAGGAATGTCGCGAGGAAGCACCGCAAGTCCAGGATTCGGTGGAAGAACAAGAACAAGGCAAGCCTGGCTCTAGCCAAGGACAAGGCATCGAAGCCCAAGAAGAAGGTCTCGGTGTTCGACAGGGCAAGGGCGGCACAGCAGAATGTTCCCCTGTCGGGGGCAACCCCGTCTGCCGTATCTAACCCGACAGGGGAACGCCGCACCGCTTCGATGATGACTTTCGACGAACTCAAGGCAACTGGAGGCTGAGATGGAAAAGACACAGATGGTCGAGTCCCTTCACCGTGGAATCTGCGAGGTGGTGTTCACCAAGGCAGACGGCACGGAGCGCACCATGAAATGCACACGGTCGCAGAGCCATGCTCCCATTTCCGTTCCCGCATCCAACCTCCTGACTGAGGACGGGTCGGTCGGACCCGATGTCATTCCCGTGTGGGATGTCGAGGCAGGGCAATGGAGGTCGTTCAACGCGAAGTCGGTGAAGTCCTTCCGCTCCGTTGGTTCGTTGCTGAACGGATGAGCGAGTCGCCCCTCTAACTCAATGGTAGAGTAACGGACTTTCAAATGGAACTGCCGTGCAGGAATGCACGGATCGAATCTTGTCAAAGTCGGTGAACTCCCTGTCGAAAGACGAGACAACGCCGAGCCAAGCGCAGCGATGCGAAGGTGTAGAGACTTGACGGCAAGCACCCAGAACGGGTGAAGGCAAAGTCCAGACCACGAACGGAAGGCGGCGAAAGCCGAAGTGGTAGGTAATCCGTCAGTTGTGGGTTCGAGTCCCACGGGGGGTATTGCGCCAGCGTGGCGGAATGGCATACGCAGGATGCTCAAAACATCCGGATCCTAGATCGTGCAGGTTCGACTCCTGTCGCTGGTATTGGAGGAACACATGCAGACACAGAACATGACCAAGACAGAACTCATCGAAAACATCGAAATCCTCGCGGAAAAGTGCGAGAAGTTGATCGCCGAACTCGCGCAGCGCACCGCCGCTCTTGATCAAATGACGGTTCACCGCAATGCGACGATAGAACATCGAGACATCACGCAGCAGGTGCTAAACGGTATCACCGTTGCGTTATCTCAGCGCACCGCCGACCTCGCCCGCGTGACCGCCGAGCGCGACGAGGCGCGGCGGTGGGTGTGCAGAAAGACGGTCTACGCAGAAAGGAAACCCCACGATTTGGTTGATTCCACCGAAGCAAAGGTTCTCCTCGAAGCACAGATGCGCGGCTGGGACTGCTTCGCAAAGGAGGGGTGATGAGCGACTTCCCCGAGATCACCACCGAGCAGATCGTGGCTCGTCTCCGCATGATCGTCGCAGAGCCAGATTCGCTCTGCAAGACCGACATTCACTACATAGAGGACGCTGCTGACGAACTGGAGAGCAAGGGCGACGAGATCGCCCGCCTCACCGCCGAGCGCGACGAGGCGCGGCGGGAACTCTGCCAGTTGAAGTCACGATTGGGAGCGGACTACTACGTTCCATCATTGAATCCCGAGGGTTACGCCAAAGTGCGCGGCTGGGACTGCTTCGAGGAGGAAGGCAAGTGAGCAACAAACCAGACATCGTGCATAGACTAGAGCGACAACCGCTATTCGTCACCCACGAAACATTCGGCAATCCTGTTTGCTGCGTGATGACGAGCGAGACTTGCAAAATGAATCAAGAGGAGCGCATGGAGGCTGCATCGGAGATCAAACGCCTCCGCGCCGACCTCGAGAAAGTTCGCACAGAGCGCGACCAAGCGTTGTGGGAATCAACACAGGACTTCTGGGGAAAGACAAGTGACTACTGAAACATGGATCTTCATCGGCATCGGCATCTCACTGGTCTTGAACACCTACATGATCCTTTCGTACTACTGGGTTCATCAGATGACATCGAGGGTGAACGACCTTGAACGGAATCTGCTCACTCACGGCAAGGGACTTGACGACCTCTCCAGAAGGATTTACAACCTTGAGCGGCAATCCGAATATCTCACATACCAATTGAGCCTCCACGGCAACAGCATTGCAACCCTGAAGCCACTGACCGACTACTTCGAGCACAAGAACAGGATGCAAGCAAAAACCAAACTTGCCGAACAGGATGAGTCTAAGATTGCAAAAGCAAAGAAACAGAAGGAAGAGGATGAGGCAAGACTCGCGGAACTGAAGAAGGAATTGGAAGGACTATTCAAGTGAAGCAGAACGAAGACCTCAAGTTCATCATCCACTTTGACCATGACTTCAGCAAGGAAATGTCGGAACAGATCGGCAACCACATCAAACAGCAATGGGAGAGTGGGATCATGGTCTTTCCGAATACTGTGTGCAGAGTGGTGATCATCGACAAGCATGGAGATGCGAAGTACGAGTGGACTCGCCCCAAGGAGGTGATCATCGGTTCTCCCCCCAAGGAGGAAGAAAAGTCCTGGTTCAAGGAGGAAGAAAAGTCCTGGTTCTCTCGCTTGTTCTCGTAGGGGTTGAACTTTGCTAAATATCTCCACAGAGGAGATTTCCATGAAGACATACAGAGAGTTCGTAGCAGAGGCAGCATCCCGTTCCCTTTCCCGCCTACACGGTCACCTACAGGCAGGGCATATGGTGGGGTTCATCTCCGCAAGCCGTGGGAATCTTTCTCCTGCCGAGAACAACAAGAGGACGAAGGAACTGCACAAGAGCCTCAAGGGGCATGGCTTTACCCCCGTCCCCGTCAAGGGCGAGTACATCGAAGACCACAATGGAGAGAAGAAGAAGGTAAAGGAGAAGACCTTCATGATCCATTCGGGTCAACTTTACGGTCATGCAGAGAATCCCACGAATGCGCATCGCGAGACGCTTCGCACCTTGAAGACGCTAGGAGCGCAGCATGATCAAGACACCGTCCTCACCGTCTCCAAGAAGCACGGCAGCGTGTTCCACGGCACGGGCAAGTCGGACTGGGTTCCGAAGGGCAAGAGGGCGCGTATCGGCGGTGCTGGAATCAGCACGAATGTTGGCGACTTCAACACTCGGTTGAAGGGCAAGAAGTTCATAGTAGGTGGAGGAGACTGAGATGAGTGGATTCTATTCGACATGGCTAAACCATCACTTTCGGGGAAAGCGCACATTCGATGTGCGACTTTTCAGGATGACACCCGCAGAGCGCATTGCCCGATACGGGACGGACATGGTCGCTGAACTGCGACAGATGTCTCCCGAGGAGAGGAAGACCATCTACGGGTCGGACTTCTCCGAGTACCTGAATGTTTCTGCGTCGAACCCCATCCGCAGCGTTTGATTCCAAATCAATAAGAAGATCCAAAGAGTCTTTTCGATTCTTGGTCGTGTGGTATTGACTCCACCCCAGGATCGGTTAGACTTGTGAAGCAACAGTTGAGGAGCGCACGGGGGCAGCCGATGCGCCAACCTCACCATCAAAGTGATGCTGCCCTTCAGGAGATTCAGACAATGGCTACCGCAACCAAGCCCACCCTCAGCAAGACCCGTCAGGTCATCAACCACCTCCGTTCGGGCAAGACCCTGACGCAGGATCAGGCGTTTAGCAAGTTCGGCGTGAGGAACCTCCGCGCCATGGTCTCGTCCATCCGTGAGCAGTTCGAGCGTTACGGCAACTGGATGCTCCAGACGGACACCAACAAGCGTGGCGAGACGGTCTACCGCCTCACCGACATCCACCCTGGTCAGCGCGTCTGGGGCTTCGACGCTCAGGGCAATCGTTACCGTCTTTGAATGACGGGAATAGTTGAAACGGTCGCGTGGGAACGGCAGTCGGATACCGCGATCTATCCGATGATCATCGTCTAGCATGAGCCAGACGGCGGCAGGGCAAGGGGAGGACGCTCCCCTCCCTGCCGTTCCTGTTTTACGGAGGCATGTCATGGACAACCGCAGACACAGCGCGGGGAAGGGAGACTCTCCCCGTCCCGTTGACCGCAAGAAGTGGTCGGAGAACTGGGACAGGATCTTCGGGAAGAAGCCGAAGAAGCAGTCCGTGCAGAAGAAGACCAAGAAGTCACGATAGTCAAACTTCCACATACACCTGTAACTCAGTAGGATAGAGTAACGGTTTTCTAAACCGTCAGTCACAGGTTCGAGTCCTGTCGGGTGTGCTTTATGAAACACACAATGCCAAGCAAAACCAAGAAAGTCTATTGTCGCTACGGGGAAGAACGCCTGATCGTTGACCACGGTCACGGCGTGTACACCATGAGCGGAAAGTGCGGCTACTACCGCGCTGGAAACGACCCATCGGGGAAGGGGATCGCATTCTTCGATCCTTCGGGTGGTCCGTTCATCGGGAAGGGAGAGATGGGCGTTCCGCTTGATGAGTTCGGTGGTCGCGTGGTCACGGACATCATCATCGAATCCGCTGCCGAGGGTCACTTCAAGATCACGGTGGAGACGGAGGAACCCGCTTAGGGAGGTGGCTATACATAAAGTAGGAGAACCACCAAATGTACATAACCAGCCTTCTCACTCTTCAGAACCAACTTCGCATATTCCATTGGCAGACCACATCGTATGCGGAGCATGAGGCATTCGGAAAGGCATACGGAGATCTAGGAGACCTGATCGACACATTCATCGAGACGATGATGGGAAAGAAGGGGAGGATCCTCTCCAGCGGTGGATTCAGCATCCACCTCACCAACTACCGCGAGACTGATCCCGTGGCATTCCTCAAGCAGTACGATACCTACCTCACATCGCTGGACGACGAGTTGTTGGAAGGAGACACGGAACTCAAGAACATCAGGGACGAGATGAAGGGCGTGGTGAACCACACAATCTACCTGCTCACCCTCAACAAGTGAGCAAACGACATCGTTGATCTTTGCATACTACCTGGTCACACGGGGGTTCGATACCCCCCGACTCCATTCAAACCTACGGGGTCGAACTGGAATCGACGGCTAGATGTTCGCAACAGGGAGATGTCCGAGAGGTCGCTGACAACCCTCGTAAAATCCCAATGTCGGCAACCATAAACGCCGCGAACATGCGGATGGCTGCTTGAAGCAGTGGGGTCCGATCCACCCGCGACTGAACGGATCATCGGCACAGGGTCTCCGAAAGGAGGCTTTGTGCTTTTCGGGAAGCCATAGATAGCCATGTACCCGTGATAGTTTCAGAATGGAGTCACCATCATGGAGCAGCCCCCTATGGCATTCCTCACACCTGAGTTCATCTCCCTCATCGGAGGAAGCCTCGTCGGCTTCCTCTTCCGCCACATGGCAGAGAAGCGGGAGAACGAACGGCAGATGGTCGAGAACATCATCAACCTCAACAAGCAGTCGAACGAGAACCACGACAAGGCTGTCGAAAGGGTTCCCATCGACATGGGCAAGACCATTCGGCGGATCATCGTCCTCGCGGTGCTGTTTGCCACGATGCTTGCCCCGTTCATCCTTCCGTTCTTCGGCATCCCGACCTTCCTCGAGGTGGATCAGTCCAATCCCGACAGGCTCTTCGGGCTGATTCCCGCCTACACGCAGAAGTTCATAGTCGAGATCAACGGGTTCATCTATCCATCCGAGAACAGGCAGATCCTACTGAGCCTCGTAGGCTTCTACTTCGGCAATGCCGCAGGAAAAGGAAAGACCTAATGCGCACAATCACAGCAATCGTCCTCTCTCTCATGCTCTACGGCTGCTCCGTGACCCCGAAGGTCATCCCCGACGAGACCAAGGGAAGCGCGATGACCCGCAAGATCGACAAGGACACGGAGATGGGCAAGCCGTTACAGACTGGATACGGGTGGATCCTCTGGTACATACCCGTTGTCGTGGTCGCGATGGCTTGGGGATACCGAGAGTTCTTCCGAAAGCCGACTCCAGAGGACGATTCGACTCCCAAGAAGACCAAGAGACGCAAGTAGACGGCTCACGGAGAGGCTTCAACCATCACAAAAGCACCGAAACCACAATTCGTTGTGGTTTTTGTGTCAAATTTGACTGATTTTCCTTGTCCAAAGGCTGTTCTAGGGTCGGTTTTGGTGGTTTTTCGGTCGTAAGTGCTTACCAGACCGAAACTTACAACGATTTTCGTCGTTTTGGGGCTGTTTCGGCTGTCCCTGTGGACAAAACCTTCGGAATAGACGATACTAGTGGTATGGATTCAGGTTCCGACCACGCCCTTTCCCTCTCCCGCCTCTCCGACGATGCCATGCAGCGCGGCTATCCCGACAACTTCTCCTCGCAGGAGGAGTGGGATGCCTACAACGAGCGTCTCGACGCTGAGGAGCGCACCGCAGAGCATCGCGCCCTGCACGGCACGGACGAAGTCGCCGTCAACTACCCCGAGACGGTAGTTCTCCGTGCTGCCGATGGGTGCGAGTCGTGCGGCGGCAAGGGATTCGTGGTCGAGTCGCACGGCGAGGAGATCGACTGCGACTGCTGCTTCTATGCCGACCTCTCTCCCGACGAGACGGCGGCTGTCGAGATGGGGTCTTACATCATCCAGCCTTCCGACTCGTATGTCCGCAAGATGGCTGAACGCGCCGAAGTCGAACCCGAAGGAGGCAACTGAGAACATGAGCAAGTACCGCACGAACACGAAGCATCCAGTCGCGCCGCCGTACAAGAGCCACCGAACCAAGAGCAACGCCGTGACCGTCCCCGCCAACTCCATCAACCCCGACTACTTCAAGACCGCCCATGCCCATGAGGGCGTGGTTCGCAATCTCAAGAATGTGTATGGTCCCCTCACTCGCAGCAGCGGGATGAGCGCGTGGCGCGTGTGGGTTCGCATCACGACCACCGAAGGGTGGGTTCTCATGGGCTACATCGGCAATGCCGCGACCGAGGCTGAACTGCCGAAGGTGGTCAAGGGCGACAAGATCATCCTTGATCCTCTCGTCCTCTCTTCGTGGCAGCGCGTGGACGGCATGGACGAGCGTCCCGCCGACTTCTCCCGCACCCTGCGCGGCAAGATCGTGCGCGGTGCGGCTGCTGCGGCTCCCGCGACCGTGCCGCTGACGAACAAGCCTTTGGCTACGGGGGTGTCCTTCACGGCGGCAGTTCAGTCGAGTGTGGCTGCTGCTTCGGCTCCTGCCCCTCGCCGCCGATCCTCCCGCTCCCAATGGCTGAAGCAGAACGAGGCTCTCCGCGACAGCCTTGCCATCCCCGCGATCTGGTGCCTGACCAACACCACCGACGAGAGCCACCTGAAGGTCTTCCTGCCGAATGTGTGGAACGGCTCATACGAAATCCGCGAGTACCGCAGGAACGATGCGGGATTGTGGATCTTCCGTGAGGGGCGTTCGTGCGTCCGCAAGGAAGATGCCGTTGCCCAATGGAAGAGCGACGAGTCCAGCGGCAAGTGGGGCAACCGCCGCAACATCACCAAGTACATCGATGTGGATGAGATCTTCAATGGATGGGGTGCTGAACATCCCGCCGACAGGTATGCGCGTCTCATCGGCGGCACGGACTTCGTCACCCTCACCGTCACCTTCGGCAACTCGTTCCCCCGCAAGTCCTGAACGAAAGGAACAGACACCATGAATACGCTCACCTACACCAATTTCCGCGCTGCGCTGTACGATCTTCCCCGTGATGTGCGGATCAAGTTCGCGCTCTGGTGCATCGGACGCGCCAACAAGTTCGCTTATTCGGATGTCAATCCGCAACTCGCCGTCGTGCATCGTTATCTCGACGGCAAGGCAACCAAGGAAGAGGTTGCTTCCGCGAGGGATGTTCTCTATCGTTCTCCCGTCTGTTCATCCGTCCGTGCGGTGTATAGCCTTTGCTGCGACATCTGCGAGGAGAACTCGCAGGGTGAACCTTCATTGGATCAGTCGTGCTTCGGGGCTATCTCCGTCTCTGCGTATGGCGTGTCGTTGGGAGTCGCTGAGAAGAAGTGGGAGAAGTGGATACTGAAGCATGAGTTTCAGTATCCGCCTCTGAGTTGCGGACGGCAGCAAGAGGAGAGGGCGGGATTTGATGCGATGCGGAAGGAAGCCCGTAAGAAGGAGCATGCCACGCAGACGAAGGAACTCATTCGACTTCTAGAGGAGACCAAGCGATGACTGACACCGACATCAATCGTCTGATCGACCGCCTGTCCGACCGCCAACGCCGAGAGTTCGGGCTATGGTGCGCCGAGCGCATCCGCCACCTGATGACCGACCCGCGTAGCACCGCCGCTCTCGATGTCGTGGCGCGGCATCTGCGCGGCGAGGCGACCGACGCGGAACTGGCTGCGGCAACGGCTGCGGCGTGGGCTGCGGCTGCGGCGCGGGCTGCGGCGGCGGCGTGGTCTGCGGCGGCGTGGGCGCGGGATGCGGCGTGGTCTGCGGCAGATGCGGCGTGGTCTGCGGCGTGGGATGCGGCGTGGGCTGCGGCGCGGGATGCGGCGCGGGCTGCGGCGGCTGCGGCTGCGGCGCGGGCTGCGGCGTGGTCTGCGGCAGATGCGGCTTCGGCTGCGGCGCGGGCTGCGGCGTGGTCTGCGGCATGGGATGCAGAACGCGCCGCGCAGTTTGCAGAACTGAACCGTCTTCTGGAGGAAACCAAGCGATGACTGACAACAAGAACGACATCTCGTCCCGCATCACCGACCGCCTCGAACTCGTCCGCGTCGAGACTGCCAACTGCCGTGCAGGTCGCACCTACGGCTTTCCCGACGAGATCAAGGCGATGATCTTGACCAACCTTGCCCATGCCCGTTGGAACCGTCCTCTCCTTGACGAAGCGACCAAGCGGCTCCATGATGTCACGGAGTATGAGGTTCGTTGGCAGTTTGGCGACCTCGACCGCCTCATTGAGGCAGAAACCGACCGTTTGTCGGAGGAAGAGGGGGATTGACACCATCCCCGCCTTCGGATAGAATCATACCACTCGACCGATCCGTTTCCCAAACCTTTCAGGAGAACCTTATGCCGACCAAGACCAAGAAGACCAAGCGCACCGCGAAGACTACCAAGAGCAAGACCAAGGTGGTCGTGACTGCCGCCGTCCGTCCTGCGGGTCGCTCGACCCGATCCGCCACCGCGTCTGCCATGAGCAGCGGGCTTGCCGCGCTGACCGAGGCAGGATCTCGCAGCACGGCACAGGTGAAGCCCACGACCGCGTCCAAGCCCAAGTCGGGCAAGGAACCTTCGCTCGTCTTCGAGGCTCCTGCGGTGCAGAAGCACACCCGTGCCGAAGCGGAGGAGGCGATCCGCGACCTCCGTGCCATCGTCGCCAAGATGTACGGGGACGGCAAGTTCAAGAACTCGGCGGCTCTCATGGTTCCGCTGACCGACATCGACAACGCGACCTACTACAAGTCCAGCGGGTGCTACGACCGCAGCATCGACATCTGCAACAAGTGCAAGGACAAGATCAACTGACACAGCCCGAGCGACAGAAAACCCCGAATCAGACCGACAGGAGAAACCCATCATGCCGAACAACAGCAACGACAACAACAACGACATCGTCCCGCCCCTCCACAACATCACCGCCGAGCACAACATCAAGACGCTCGACCTCGTTGGTGGATTGATCATGGGGAGCATCAAGTCGAACACCCCCATCACCGTGGATCGGCTCCCTCTCATCATGGAGGCAATCGCGCAGGTTCGCATCTACTGCACCTTCCGCGATCAGAAGGAACTCACGGATGCCAACAGCCTTGCCGTCATCGCATCTGCGCGGGTGCTGCTCAAGCGCGGGATCGGTTCCAAGCCTTCTGATGCGGAGCAAACCGATGCGGCAGCGCAGGAGATCCTCGCTGACCTCCGCAAGAACGGCATCGGCTGATCGGACTGCACAACCAACATTCGGGTCGGAGGGGGCGAAAGCCCCCTCCATCCTTTCAAACGGGAGAAACACACAATGAGCGGCAACAACGACATCGTGGAACAGATGTGGACGGAACTCCAGTCCTACCAGCCGTTCGCTGACGCGGACGGGCATGGCGACACATGGAGAACCATGTGCGAGAAGAGGACGAAGGAAGCGGCATTTATAGCGGCAGATGCGGCGCGCCCGCGTCGGCGTACGCGGCGGGAATGGGCTTGGCGGGCGACTTTGGCGGCGATGACGGCGGCGGATTGTGAAGCATACAAAGCCATCGTGAATATCCGCAAGGCAAAGGAGGGACGATGACACAGACCGAAACCCAGACAGACCAGTACGGGCTTCCCATGACGAAGATGTACACCGTCGAGTACATCGTCCTGATCGACGGGGAGGAGATGGACGAGACCTACTATGAGATCGTGTGGGCAAGGGATCCGCACGATGCCGCCTACAAGGCTCAGGAGATCTTCTACGACAACGAGAGCATCGACGGCACAAGCATGGCATTCAAGTGGGTCGAGGTGTATGAGAATCAGTCAGCGATGAGGAACACCAAGGAGAACGAGCGATGAAGAAGACCACGAAGAAGAGCAACAAGAGCAGCGTCCGTCTTGTGAACCAGCCGCTTTCCGAATGGCGGGTGGTCGCACGAAAGTACGAGAAGCCTACCCAGGAGATTTTCGATGAGAATCAACGATGGATTCCAGGTGGTGTCCGTTTCGTGATCTGCAAGGTCTGCTATGACTCGAAGGGAAAGCCCAATGGCATCGTGGAATATCCCGACACAACGGTACGGGTGAACTATTCCGACTACGAAGGCAAGGACGAGTTTCAGCGTCCCTTGCACAAGGCAGAGCAGGAGAGCCGACAAAACCTCAGGGACATGATGAGGGCGTGGCATCTTCCGATCCTTGAGGAGATCGACCGCACGGGAGACTACCGCATCCGCGAGTGGAAGGGAACCAAGGAGTTCAACCGACTGGAACGACTGTGCGACTGCCCCAAGAAGACCAAGAGGAAGACCAAGCGATGAATGAACTGAACCCCAACCTCCCGTTCCATACCTTCCATAAGAACATCCTCGCGGAAGACGAGCATGAGATCCGCAACCTCGACAGCGTCATGGCTGCGATGAACAGCGTCCTCGACACGCCGACCGTGCTTGAGGCGGCGATCATGCCCGATGCCTGTCCCGTGGGCAAGGACGAGATCCCCGTGGGAGGCGTGGTCGTCACCTGGAATGCGATCCACCCCCGAATGCACAGCGCGGATGTCTGTTGTTCCGTGATGGCTACGGATCTCGGCTATGCCGATCCCAAGATGGTTCTTGATCTCGCACAGGCGGTCACGCACTTCGGGATCGGCGGACGGTCGCCCGACTTTGAGATCGGTCTTCCCGAAAACCTGAAGGCTCGTATCGAAGCCAATCCGTTCCTCAACAACCAGAAGAGCCTCTTCTGCGCTCAGTCGCACCTCGGGACGCAGGGGGACGGCAACCACTTCCTGTTCGTCGGTCGCAGCAAGAACACGGGTCGCACGATGCTCGTCACCCACCACGGAAGCCGTGGGTTCGGAGCGAATCTCTACAAGGAAGGCGTTAGGGTGGCGGAATCTTTCCTGAAGAAGATCGATCCGAAGGTCAATCCCAAGAACGCATGGATCCCTGCGGACACGCAGGAAGGACACGACTACTGGGAAGCCCTCCAGATCGTCCGCTGTTGGACGAAGTACAACCACATCGTCATCCACGATGTGGTCGAGCAGGTGTCGTGGGCAGACCGCGTCTCGCGGTTTTGGAACGAACACAACTTCGTGTTCAGGGACGGTGACCGCTTCTATCATGCAAAGGGCGCAACCCCGATGTGCAACAAGTTCGTCCCCGACTCGATTGATGGTCTGCGCCTGATCCCCCTCAACATGGGACAGCCGATCCTGATCGCCAAGGCGGTTCCCGATGCCCGACTCACGAACGGCATCGGCTTCGCTCCCCACGGCGCGGGTCGGAACTTCAGCCGCACGGAACACAAGCGGACGAAGTTGGTCGGCAAGACGGTCGAGGAGGTGTTCGCTGAGGAGACGGCGGGGCTTGATGTCCGCTTCTACTCGGGCAAGATCGATGTGAGCGAACTTCCTAGTGCCTACAAGGACGCGGAGAAGGTGAAGGATCAGATCCGACACTTCAACCTCGCGACCATCGTGGACGAGATCATGCCCTACGGGTGCATCATGGCGGGAGAGATGGAGAAGCCTTGGCAGAAGAAGAAGGAGAGCAAGTGAAGGACAACCACAGCAATAGCGACCATGTGGAGACGGACACGGAAAAGAGGTGGGAGCAGGGCATCCCTCATCACCCAGAGTCCGAGAAGATTTTCGCCTTCCTCCGAAAGGCAGACGAGAAGTACGACTTCTTCGACTGGAAGGCGGGAGGTGACGGGGACAATGGAGAGGAACTGATGTATGCTCTTGATGTCTACTTTGACCTCAAGGATCGAAACAAGGAGAGCAAGCAATGAGCGACACATATACTCATTTGGTTTTTCGTCTGCGTAGGACTGACAAGAACAGAGGAGTTCCAATCTGTTCAGAAGCAGCCGACGAGATCGAACGCCTCCTTGCCGAGATTGCAAGGCTGAAGCAACTTCAGCAGAAGACCAAGAAGGGAACCCGAAAGACACTATGAAGACCATGAAGAACATCCTCGCCGCATTCCTCCCGTTCGCAGTCGCAGCCGTGTGCGTGGCAGTCCCTCCTCCTGCGGGAACAGACATCGACCGCATCCTCGACGCGATTCAGAAGGTCGAGACGGGAGGCGAGGCTGACCCCGCGAACGCGGTGGGCGACAACGGCAAGGCGATTGGTCCGATGCAGATCCACCGTGCCTACTGGAAGGATGCCGTGCAGTTCGATCCCTCCATCGGCGGAACCTACGAGGACTGCCGAGACGAGGACTATGCTCGTCGCATCGTGGTCGCGTACATGACCCGATACGCTCCCGACTGGAATGTGAGAACCATTGCGAGAATCCACAATGGCGGTCCTCGCGGTCACAAGAACCCCAAAACCGTCAACTATGCCAACAAGGTTTTCAAGAACTACCAAACGATGACCGATAACTGATGGATTTCACGCAGATTTGCCGTAAGTCCATATGGCTACAGGACTTACGATCTGAAGTATTTCGTTTTCCCGCGTTCCATGGGGATTGACACAAACATCCGTTTGTGGGATACTTAGGGCATGTCGAAGTCCACCAAGAACCCGTCCCGCACCGTCCGCAACTCCAACAGCAAGGACAGCATGAGCAACAGCACGACCGCGTACAACAACCTCCAGACCCGTCAGCAGCGTTTCGTCGATACCCTCGCCTCGCTCTACGGCGAGGGTGACGGCAACTACAACTACACCCGCACCCAGGTCATCGCCGCCTCCGACAAGTGCGGCATGAGCAACCCGCCCGTGTGGGTCGTGAATGTGCAGAGCCGCCGTGCGGGTCGCGGTCTGTACAATGTGGCTGAGTGTGCTGCGGCTCACGATGGCTCGGGCAGCACCAAGACTGCCAAGACTACCAAGCCCGCCGCGAAGAGCCGCGCCAAGGCAGTTGCCGCTGCCACGACCGAAGAGCCGCTTCCTGCCACGGTCGCCGCGCTCGTCACCGAAGTGCAGCAGTTCGTCCCGAACAAGAACCCGATCTATGTGCCGTGGGGTCACTTCGATACGCTCCGCAGCATCGTCAAGTCCAAGGTGTTCTACCCCGCTTGGGTCAACGGCGAGTCGGGCAACGGCAAGACGCTGATGATCGAGCAGATCTGCGCGGCTGAGGGTCGCGAGTTCTTCCGCGTCAACATCACGGAGGAGACGGACGAGGACGATCTCCTCGGCGGCTTCCGTCTCGTCAACGGCGACACCGTGTGGCAGGACGGTCCCGTGGTGGAGGCGATCAAGCGCGACGCGGTTCTGCTGCTTGACGAACTCGACCTCGGCTCGTTCAAGACCATGTGCCTTCAGCCCGTGCTTGAGGGCAAGGGCGTGTTCCTGAAGAAGGTCGGCAAGTTCATCAAGCCTCGCTCGGGCGGGGGCTTCACGGTCTTCGCCACCGCGAACACCAAGGGCAAGGGCAGCGACGATGGTCGCTTCGCGGGAACCCGCGTCCAGAACGAGGCTCTGCTTGAGCGGTTCAAGATCACCGTCGATCAGCCCTACCCGCCCGTTGCCACGGAGCAGAAGATCATCGACAAGGTCTTCGACGCGCTCAATGTCGATTCGGAGGTCGCCAAGCCTCTGTCCAGCACCCTTGCGCGTTGGTCGGAGTCGGTGCGCCGTGCGCGTGACGAGGGTGCGATTGAGGAGATCGTGACCACCCGCCGTCTCGTCGCAATCGCTGAGGGCTTCGTCATCTTCGGTGACATCAAGCAAGCCCTGACCCTCGGTCTGTCCCGCTTCGACGGCGAGACCCGCGATGCCCTGCTCGACTTCTACAGCAAGTTGGCTCCTGAGACGGAGAAGAAGGACGAGGCTCCCGCTCCTGCCGCTGCGGATACTTCCGACTGCCCGTTCTGATCGGACGGTCTGACACGGGGGAGGAGAAGTATCTCCCCCATTCCCGCATTCTGCATCCTCGCAAACTCACACAACGGAGAAACGCACAATGAACACGATCTTCAACCCGATCCCCGCCGCCATCCGCACCAAGGCTCTTGCCACCAAGCCCAAGCCGAAGCCGAAGCACAATCCGTACCTGTTCGATGTCCGAGAGGACAAGGAACTGATCGACCTGCTGATTGATGCAACAGACTTCGGTCGTAAAGTTTTGCTGCCAGCGGGCGCATACCTGATCGACTGCACCAAAGCGGTGGACAACTGCCACGACGAACTGGATGTTTCCGCCCCCATCGGGGTGATATGGGTTCTCGTCAGCCCGAAGGGGCATACGCAATACTACAACTTTGGACTGTCGGAGAAGATCCGTGAGTGGGCATGGTGGGTGCGGGAGTTCCT